ACATGAGATTTTTTACTTGAACTCTACGATAATATCTGTTGGCGTTAACCTGCAGACGACCTAGACCCTGAGTATCACCTTCAGCGAAGGGGTTAGCTACAACGGCGTAACGAGTCAGGAAGCCCAGTTTAGGAGTAAACTGATTCTGATCAACGGCACGAACCATTTGTAGTGGCAAATAGGGGCAGTAAAAAAGTCCAGCATCATAAGGGCTGCTACCCTTATAACCAACAACGTAATACTGGTTAGCACTTACGTTAGCAGCATAAGGATCAATGTAAACGCGATACTTACCGAGTAGTACACCAGCAAAGGTATTGCCAGTATCATCTACGTTTAGGTTAGCATTTAGAGCAGGAGTATAATCAAGTACACCAGCCATGGTTAGCGCAGAGGCTACGTCGGCAGAGCACATGATTACGTTGCCCTTTCCTCTACGAGTTCTTTGGGCGATAGCGTTAGCATCACGCTCAATTTGGAACAGTAGACCCTTGAACTTCTCAACGGACCAACGACCGTTGCTGTCTACGTCTAGGTCAAAGACACCAGGGGTAGCAACGTTAACGGCAGCACCTTGTTCTGCTACTTTGTAGAGAGTACGGATAATCTCACGGTTGATCTCAGAAAGGATCTCAGTAGACAGAATGTTGGCAAGCTCAGCTTCAGCGGATAGACCGTGGATAGCCTTGAGGTCTTGAGCTAGCTCTAGGCTGTACTCAGCTTTCAGCTTACGGGTGCGGGCTTCAGCAAGAACTTTCTCAATGGAGAATGCTACTTCGTTGAAGTCGTTACCAGCGCCGTTACCTAGGTTCTCACCGTCACCAGTCTTCATACCTTGACCGACGTTATAGGCGGCCTGATCGGCAGTAGCGGTGGGGTTTAGTAGACCAGGGTTAGTACCAAGCTGAGGACCAGTGGTACCGATACCAGCACCAACGCTGCTGAAACCAGCAAGGCTACGACCATCGTTCTGACCGGAGAATGAGGTATCTACTTCGTTGTAGAAGGTCTCATCGCCAGACTGGCTATCCTTACGGCTACGCATTGCGAAGATTAGGCCAGTAGGACCGCTCATAGGCTGAACGCCAGCTAGGTCATAAGCGACCAAGTTAGGCATAGCACGACGGATTAGGCTGATTAGAATAGGATCAAAACCAGCTACAGGGCCGGCAGCAGCAGCGCTGCCACTAAAACCACCAGAAGCACCAGCAGCGTTAGCACTGTTGGTAGGTGATTCCATTAGGAGACCACTGTTGAAAGAGTTCTGCTCTAGCAGATGCTTTTCTTGGTTCTCAAGTAGAATTGCGGTTACGTTACGACGGTGTGCATCTTTGATAGGATCTAGCCCATCATAGTTTAGAAGGGGAGCCCACTTCTCTTGCAAGTGTTCGGTTTGAAACATTTGTTACCTCTTAAGTTGTTGTTGTTTGATTTTTATTTAAATCAGTGCTTTGCCAGTAGTGAAGCGGCCTGAAGATAATGAGCCATGGGTCCCTCTACTGTATAAGGATTGGGATCATAGTCAACGCCTTCAGATAGCGTTTCAGGGTGGCTATAAGGAGCATAATTACGTACAGGGAAATATGATTCCCGTAGAGTCTCCAGTTTGTCACGATATTGGTCTTCACTTTCAAACTCAACACTCTCAGCAAGTGAAGCGAGCTTTTCTTTCTGAGTGACGGCAAGACCATCAGCTACAGTATCAAAGATTCTATCCGCCACAGACTCAGAGAGTCTTTGGTTCAGGTAGACGTTCTTCTCAATTTGCTCGTTGAGTTTAGTCTCCATTTCATCTAGTTTATTAACCATATTCTCAAGAACATCATATTTTTCTTCAGGTAGTTCTACATAATGATCTTCACAAAGGGCCTTGAGGCCAGATAGGAAGGACTGAGTTAGCTCTTCCTTAATACCACGAGTTACAGATAGCTTGTTCTCATAGAGCCACTCTTCTGCAACATACTCAAGGTAAGAATCAACACGCTCGGTTAGTTCTTCCTTAATTACTTGTACTTCTTCTAGAAGTGCTTCTTGATACTGCTCTTCAAGGGATTCCTGAATCTCAGAAACCTTAGAGCGAAGGGCAGCCTCAAAAATGGTCTTAGCCTTTTCTTTGAACTCTTCGGAGAGATCTTCGCCACCTACAAGGGCTTCAACATCCTCTTCAATGTCAAAATCTTCAGCCATTTCTTTTTTGGACTTCTTAGGCTTGTCTTCTTTGTCCTCGTCCTCATCTTCGGACTCGTCACCTTCGTCCTCATCTTCGTCCTCTTCGTCTTCATCAGAAGCTTCAGCGACTAGATCTTCCTCATCACCCTCTTCATCAATGAGATCCTCATCTTCATCAGATTCTTCCTTCAGAGGGTCACCTTTTAGGTGAGGCATACCTTGATCGCCCTCTTGCTTACCTTTGCGGTTACGGATAGCATCGCTAACACGCTTTAGGCCATGGCCGGGATCGTCAAGCTTAGCTGAATCATCGGTTGACTTATAATCATCAACAGTAGGACCACCAAGATCATCTGGATTACCAGTTTGACCATGCACAGCACCAGCGGCTAGTTTGGGCATCGGATCACCCTTAGATGCATGGGCATTTACCGCAGTGTGTGATTGATTAATGTTTGCTTTAGAAGCGCGGGGCATTGTATCTCTCCAAATAAATCTTAAAACAATCTGTTAGTATTTAGACGTTTGTTATTTTCTAGTATTTAGTATAACTAATAAAAAGAGAGTATTACTACTCTCCTGATGATTATTTTTGATTTGAATAGGGTTTTATTTGAATGCGATTTGATGGGTCAATACCCCTTTTACATTGATAAGGAGTTAATGCTCCTGCGGTAGTTATGAAACCAGTAACAGTACACATCCAAACTTTTTCTGTAATAAGATAAGAATTTTGTTTTCCTGCTGTTTTACCGCCCTTAGAGCAATTTCTCAAACGTTCTTCCTTTGAAATAGAAAAAATTCCAGTACCTTCTTCTTTATGCCTTTTGCCCCTTGTAGATCCACCCTTCCGAGCCATTTCTTTATGTTCCGGTCCGAAAAATCCAGTCCCATTATTTTTATGGGTTTCTGCGGATTTTTTACCATGCTTACTACGATCTTCTTTCGTTAAAGCAAAGAATCCTATTCCTTCCTCACGGGCTTTATCCGTTGCAGCAATACCACCTAATTTTCCTGCCGCAGAACGACTTTTTAATGAATAAACACCAGAACAACTTTCGTTTAAACAATATGGGTCAGTATCATAAAAATATTTGATTAATTCTGTCTCCATAAGCAATGCCTGCCTCCATCCTTCTTCATTATAATCAAAAATTTCAAGTATTTGTTTTTCTGGAGTATAAAAATCCCACATCCATTTATGGGTTATGGGTGTGCCCATGTACCCATCATCATAAAACTTTTCTTTATGGACTCCGTAATAATAGTGGCGAATTTCCTCAAAAGTAATCTTATACGTATAGATACGCGGGGCTTTTTGTTGCTGCGCCATTTTCCTCCTTGATGTTGATTGGCTGATTATTTAGTTAAGTTTCCATTAAAAAGCCCCTTACGGGGCTTACCTGAAATGACGCCAATCAACATCAGGTGGATTATTTAGTCAGATAAGTCTGAGATAATTCTCAAAGTGGAGTAGTTTACGCTCTTCAGTTAAACGACGACTAACAACATCTTTTTCAATTTTATTACGAATGCTACTGGCGACGTATTCTTGTCTCTTAGTATCATAAAGCCATTCAACATTTTCCATTAACCCGGAGACAAATGCATCAGGGGCGGAAGGATCGTGAACAATATCAGCCGCAGTGGAGAGGGTGAAGTCTTCAGATACAACAGAATAACCTTTATCAGTGGGTCTTAAGGAACCCAACCCTCTAGACGAAACTCCCAACTGAACACCGGCTTCATAAAGATTCTGGGCTATTTTACCCATTGGTGTATCAAGAATTTGAGCCTTACCAATAAAGTTCTTACCGTTTTCTTTTAGGCTAATGATCTTATGGGATACTCTATCAAGGTTGATTGCTGGATTAGCAGGATGCCCTAGCTCCCCCACGGATCTCCCCTTTTGCACAAAGTTCTCATTGTAAGCCTTAACAGCATTACGTAGAACCTTCATTTCATAAAGGCGCTTATTACGATTTACAGTGTCCCCTTGCAGGAAAACACCTTCAATGAATAGCTTCTTTACGCCATTCTTTTCTTCAGTAATAACCTGTACTGATTCAGCTTCTTCCGTAATAAGTTTCATTTATCTGCTACTTTTTAGGTATTTAGATTTATATCAATTAGTAAAGGCTATTTTATTAGCTTTTATAGCAGCAGAAGTGTAAATAACATCTGTTGGAGCTTTTTGAAGGAATTCAACAGATAGGGTAGGCATACTAAAGAAAGTTGTAGATGCCGCACCTACTTGAGTAGAAACACCAACAACTACTGTTGATCCTTGACTATTAAAAAGCCTTACGCAGCTTGCAGAAGTAATACTAGTTGCCGTACCTGCTGAGGTAGCTGTATTTTCTTCTGTTGCAATAATTTTAGTTAGGTTCATTTTAATGCTGTTTATAACTTATTTATAAAGATAGACCATAAGTTCACCATAATAATTGTCAAAAAATCTGTCATCAAAGATCCACTTAGTTAGATCAAGCTGAACCCCAGCATGGATATTCTGTTGTTGGTTTGAAATGATATAATAGTTGTTGAATCTTTGTAGATACTTGTCCCTAAAGTTGCGAAATTTCTCTTGACAACCAGGGTAAGTTAAGTGAAACTCTGCTGCAACCTTATCAACGTTCTCAAGGATCCAGTCAATATTTTCATCATTAAAAACACTGTACTCACCACCTTCACAATCCAATTTAAGGAAATCAATTTTTTTGATATTGTATTCTTTAATGAATTCACTGAACGTTATTTCATTATAGTCATAATTCTTACCATAGATATTTTTATTATCTTTGGCAAATACTCTAACCTCAAAATCACCCTGACTAATAGCCTTATTGATATAGGTTATTTTAGTATCTTGTGGAACCTTTGCTGTATTATTTACAAGTGAAGGCAATAAATTTTTTGATGGCTCAATACAGTAAATTTCCTTTGGCGATCTATCTAAGATTGAGTATACAAAAGGACCAACACTAGCTCCAATATCAACAACAACATCAAGCCTGTTGACTCTAAAAAATTTTTCATAGATTTTTTCCTTTCCTATTTCTTTTTTTAGTGAATCTTGTAATTCAGAATTAAAGTCACCCCAATCAAATGTTGTTGGGAATACATCAGTGCCCATCAATTTTTTGAGAGCGGTATTTTTTCCTATGTTCTTCCACCAATCAAGAACAGCCTCCTGTGAAGTGTGATGGGATTCACCTTGCCCGTTAACAATAAGAGAGGCATCAAATTCTGGGGCATTTATGAAAGTGGTTGGCAGCAATGTTTCTTCAACAAATAGTGGTACTGTATAAACATTACCATGAGAAAAAAGAACATTTTCTACTATAGGCTGTAGCCCATCCATATCATAATTAAATTCATTATCAGAGATCATGAAGCGGTCAACCAATTTCTGCCCATATTCTCTAGTCACCATGAATGCAGTGGCAGACCAATCATCAGGATACCTTCTTCTGAATTCAACTTTAACCATATGTGGCCTTACCCACATTAGTTGAACCGCTTCCCAGTCTTTGGGCAATTGCTCCATAAAATCGGACCAAGTAAAATCCCAGTATTCTACTGTTTTCAATGAAACATCATCTTCAAAAAATACAGCATAGGGCTCATCTGTTTCTGTTAGCCATTTCTTTATTGATTTTAAGTGAGAAGTAGAAGCCCCTTTATTGCTGCTGTTAAGTGTATGAACAAGGGGACCATGTATTACATCATCACACTCCGCAAATCTTTTAAAGATCATTGGGGTATAATTTTCTATGCCCCAATTTGAAAACTGATCGGCAAGGTTTTGTTGCCTATCCGCACTTTCTTCAAGTGAAATGTAATAGACTGGTGGGAAATTGTTTAACTTCATTTTGATAGAATATAATTTTTTGCCTTTTTGGTCTTGTCATCACTGTCTTTCATAACTTTGATGATTTCTGAATCCACTAGGTCTGGATGTACCCACCAGTCCTCAAAGTTACTGATGCCATCAGGAGAAACATCATTTACAACTAGCTCATATCCCATCAATTGTAGATACTTTCTGGACTTGTCTCTGTAGGATTTTGTAACATCAACATAATAATCATGCTCATATGTGATAACAGCAAACTTGTATTCCTCAAATGGAATTGAAAGAAGAACTTCAAAAGTATTGCGGGCCGGCTCAATATCTAACTGTAGATAATCTATTTCCTTTGTTTCAAAGTGGGTCTCTAGTAGTTTCTTGTAATCAAGTTTTAGGGCATCTGTATGTAGTACAGGGTTCTTCCTATTATTCTTGTAATTATCAATAAACTTAGCATCATTTTCTAGGGATATACCTTTCCAATCATAATCTTGCTCAAGCAAAAATGTATTATTTCCAAGGAAAGGATCCGCACCACCTACTTCAAGATAAGTTCCGTTTTTCTTCCCATTTAGAACAGAAAGAATAAACATATCTTGGTAAACTTGTGAATAGTTGCGTTCTATCTCTTTGCTTCCCTTAAAGTTAAAGCGCAGTTTATCGTGGTCTTGCTTAAAGTAATAGGTAAATGCCTGAGATTCTGGTCCAGAACCCAATCTAGTGATATTACTTTCAACCATGGATTTGTAATGATCTGTCATTACATCCCAATAATCATCAACAAGATCATGAAATAATTTGCGGGATTCCATGTTCTTACCCCACCAATAAGCAGAAACTGCCTTCTCAAAGATCAATCCATACTTACCAGGGTATTCAACATTGGTTCTTAGCTCTGGTGTTGAGAAGTCTGCAGTAGCTAAACCAACATTGAGCATGGTATAAGCTTCTGCATATTGAGTGATCCAACCCAAATATCTACCGTACAGAAAATAAGCCTCGGGTCTTTTGGGCAATAGTGCAATTGCTTGCTGATATAATCCCCTTACTGTATAAACTCTGTTGTTCTGTAGATTAAAGCATGATGCCATTCTTAGGAAGCATTCATAAGCCAAATCTAAATCTTGCGTTCTATCGGCAGCACGCAAAAAGAATGAGATAGCAGCCGCTGTTTGTCCTACCTTCTCGTATTCTAAAGCTAGGTTAAAGTTAAGTTCAGGATTTTCCGTATCTTTCACATAGGCATAAAGAGCATCATTCATTGATAAAGTCCTCCAAAAATTGTCCGGGTACTCTTAAAATATAAGCTGCATTATCTTGGAACCCAAAAGTAATTAAGTAATCATCTTCAAGCTTAGCCATACCACAAGCAAATTCAATCTTTGCTTCCATAAAACTAAAGACCTTAGAGAACTTTACAATATTCCAATCTTTATCCCAATAGGTAAATCTATGTCTATAGGTTGCGTCCTTTCTTCCAGCTTCGCTCTTATAGAGATCGGTTTCGTGGTTGATTGTCAGGTAGCCATCCATAAAAGAAATTACCTGAGAGCCTCCGCGAAGATCCTTCGGCATTTCCTTCCATTCACCTAAATGAACGGTCTCGCATGTTTTCTCTTCAGGGTCAACTTTTACAACTTCAGTTGGATTTGTCCACTTTACATAATGATAGGGAATATCCAGAATTGGCATCCAATTTTTTTCACAATATGAATCATCTTTTCCTGGGGCTGGAATACGGAAACGATCAATTTCCTTAACTTCAGTATCAGTAAAATCAAGTTCACTCAACTCCATTCTACCTTGACCATTGGTAGTTGTATCCCTCCTAACACCAGTAAGATAAACCTTATCCCCCCATTTTACTAGCCTTGAATCTTCTAATCCGACAAACTCCCAAATAGGGGGCTTATCAAGAGAAGATGTATCAACCTTACTATAGTGGATAATCTCTAGATCATTATTAAGTTCACAGATATAATTTGTAGTAGTTAAGGTTATATCATTTTCTGGATTTAGATACACCAACGGACCATACTGATGTTCATATTTACAAAGCTCAGAATGGTACAGAGTGTATTGGATGTGCCTTAGATTAACTAATATTTTATCGTTTAAAGTAAAAACGGATGGATTACATAATCCGGTTCCATTTGTTAGCTCCGATGGAATAACCAAAGGCTTTATATCTCCGCCATTATCAAGGACGGCCTTTACAAAATTCATAATTTGTGTAATTCAGTGCTGTTATTTATAGACTATTATGCGTTGTTACTATCCAACCAGAATGCAGGGAAACCACCAGTCCATGCTGCCTGAGTTGCGATTGTTGCTGCAGTTGCAGGTAGGGCACCACTGGTAACCGCAAACTGAGCAAATGCGCCTCTGATGTAATGACTATCAATATCCAAAGAACCGGGGAAACTCTTAGGAAGAACTGTCATTTGTCCTGTAGTTGCAGCAACAGTAGTATTCATTGCGAGGATACCTGCTGTAGTACCAGTTGCGTTTACTGATACTGCAATAAAATAAGTTTGGTTGGCAGTTAGTGTTAAGTTAAGAGCAGAGCCTGCCGAACCCCAGGTGTTCGCTGCGGTACTGAAAGCAAGTTCGTTAGTTAATCTAGCTAATGTGTCGCCATTATAAATTGCAACACGATAAACGTTAGTTGTTGCGCCTACACCGAAGAAACGAATTTTATTGACCGTAATATCGGCAGGAGGGGAAAAATAAGCAATTCTTGCTACGCTGATGCTGATGTTAGTTGGAGTTGGTGCAATTGTTCCGCTAGTTAGAGCATGGTCCATCAAATCCTGAGGGTCACAGTCTCCCCATGCGCCATAAACTACACCATACCAGTTAGGGTTACTTCCTGCGGTTCCTGTAGTACCCTGAGCGCCAACAGCACCCTGAGAGCTTAGAGTACCTTGAACACCTTGAGCACCTAGGATTCCTTGCGCTCCAGCAGCCCCCTGAGAGTTTAAAGTACCCTGAATGCCCTGCAAACCTTGGGCACCTAATCCACCTTGAGCGCCAACTGTTCCTTGGAGACCTTGAGCCCCTGCTGCACCTTGAGCGCTTAGACCACCTTGAACGCCCTGTAATCCTTGAGCCCCAATTGCGCCTTGAGATCCAATGGCACCTTGCCCGCCTTGAGCAGCTAAACCACCTTGAACGCCCTGAGAACCTTGAGCACCAATGGCTCCCTGTGGACCCTGCGAACCAACGCCCCCCTGTGGACTTAGGCCACCTTGAATACCTTGTGTGCCCTGCTGTCCCTGTGAACCCTGTAAACCTTGAGGGCCGATTGCACCTTGCCTACCCTGCGGACCTTGGGCCCCTTGTAGACCCTGAGCCCCAGCAGCACCTTGAGCATTTAGAGCCCCTTGCAACCCTTGAGGTCCCAGACCACCTTGAACACCTTGAGAACCTTGGGCACCAACAGCACCTTGAGGACCCTGATCGCCATTTCTTATAAAATTAAAGGATAAAACAGCGTTGTTGGTTGGCAGAGAACCGGAAACATAAGAAACAGGAATCTTATAATAACCTGTAGCAACAGTAACAGCACCAGTAACAGCAAATATATTTTCAGTTATTCCAGAACTGGCAGCACTACCTAATACCACATAACCTTTAATGGTAGAAGTAGAATCATCCCAAGTATTATACCAAGATGTTTGAGTATTACCTAAATTGTCTAAGTTATCAATAAAGATCTGAGTTACTGAAGCAATTGTTGAGTTGTTATATTTAAAATTTCCGTCCCCAGGATCGTTGTCTCCAGTTCCAGTTGTGAATACATAAGGAACGCCACCAGTATTACCAATCGTTCCTTGGGCGCCTAAAGTTCCCTGAAGACCTTGGGCCCCCTGAGAGCCAATAGCACCCTGAGTACCCTGATCACCGCTCCTACAAAATGATACACTTAATACTGTATTATTGGCGGGTAAGCTGTTTCCGGCAACATGAGTAACTGGGATCCTATAATATCCTGTAGCACTAGTAACGCCGCCAGTGACCCTAAAGATATTGACAATAGTGCCGCTACTAGCTGCACTTGTAAGAACAAGATATCCTCTGTTGGTAGTAGTGGTAGAATCATCCCAAGTTTCATACCAAGCGGTTAGGTTGTTTGACAGATTATCTTGGTTATCAATAAAGATCTGAGTTATTGAACCAAAGCTACTACTATTGTATCTAAGGGTACCATTTCCGGGATCAGCATCTGCAGTTGCAGTGCTAAAGATATAGGGAGCACCACCATTATCACCAATAGTTCCTTGGGCGCCGAGAGCACCTTGTATACCTTGGCCGCCCTGAAGACCCTGTGAACCTTGGGCAGCTAGGCCACCTTGAACACCTTGAGTCCCCTGCGGACCGAGCAAACCCTGGACGCCTTGAGACCCCTGAGTTCCCTGTGGACTTAATCCACCTTGAATACCTTGAACACCCTGAGCACCAAAAGGCCCCTGTGTACCTACGGCACCTTGGCCCCCAGCCCCCGTTGTACCCTGCACCCCAAGGTTACCTTGAACGCCTTGAGCGCCAATTAAACCTTGTGTTCCTTGATAAGCACTTCCAAGAATATCACTTAATAATGCCATTTCAAGTATTCTCTAACTTTTTATTTAGATCCTTAATGGCCTCAACCAATAATCCAATAAGGCCATTATAATTAACTGTTTTTTCTCCGTTAGTCTCCATTACTAGCTCAGGAAATACTTTTTCAACATCTTGCGCGATGATACCTACAGATGGACGATTATCCCTCTTCCAATTGAAGGTAATGCCCTCAAGTTTATTTATTTTATCTAGGGCATTTTCAATTGTTTGTACATTTGTCTTTAGGTTAATATCAGAAGTTGAGTTAAAGTCAACTGCAGTCAAAGTGCAAGTTGCAGGATTAAAGCTAAATGCCGTAGACGTTGTTCTAATATTTGCCGCCCTATTTCCACCAGCACCATCAACAAATACTGGATAATAAGTGGCACTTGTTACTACATCAACTGGAGAAATAACGCTAAGTCCAGTAGAGGGATAAACTTCCCATGTAGTACCATCATAAACAAAGTCAAGAGTGACTCCAGCAATATCAACAGTTAAATCTTCAGCAGTGCCTTCAATTGTTGAACCATTACGACCTACTGTGAGGTTGTTGGTTGCCCAGCTAGCTCCATCAGCAATTCTTACTAGATCACCAGTTGCTGGAGTTGCTGGGAGGTTAATGGTAAAGGTTCCACCAGAAGTATCAGCAATTAGTTGATCTCTGTTGACTGCAGTATAAAGAGAGGTCTTTCTTGAATAGTTAGCGATAGAACCAACCAAACCTTGAGCGCCAGCGGCTCCCTGAGCATTTAGGGCACCTTGGGGCCCCAGAGCACCTTGTCTACCCTGAATACCTTGAACACCCTGAATACCCTGTAGACCCTGAGCACCTAAACCGCCTTGAACACCCTGAGAGCCCTGAGCGCTGAGTCCACCTTGAACACCTTGAGCGCCTAGTCCACCTTGGGTTCCCTGTGATCCCTGTAACCCTTGAGCACCGGCCGCACCTTGAGCGCTGAGTCCACCTTGAGCACCCTGAGAACCGACACCACCTTGAGCACTCAATCCACCCTGGACACCTTGAGAACCCTGCAATCCCTGACTACCCGCAGCACCCTGAGCACTTAATCCACCTTGAGTTCCTTGAGATCCTTGTAAACCTTGAGGACCGATTGCACCTTGCCTACCCTGCGGACCTTGAGCGCCCTGTAATCCTTGAATGCCTTGCGCCCCAGCGGCCCCCTGAGCATTTAGAGCCCCTTGTAAGCCTTGAGCCCCCAAACCACCTTGGACACCTTGAGACCCCTGAGCGCTCAGTCCGCCCTGAACACCTTGGGCACCCAATCCTCCTTGAGTTCCCTGTGAACCTTGAGCGCTTAATCCACCCTGAACACCTTGGCTTCCTGTGGCACCTTGAGCACTTAGACCACCTTGAACACCTTGAGCGCCAGTAGTTCCCTGTGACCCCTGAGCGCCTAAACCACCTTGAGTACCCTGCCCACCTTGAGCAGCCAAACCACCTTGAACACCCTGGAGACCCTGGCTACCTGCCGCTCCCTGAGCGCTTAATCCACCTTGAATACCTTGTAAACCTTGAGGACCGATTGCACCCTGTCTGCCCTGAATACCTTGGCTACCTTGAGCACCTATGTCACCTTGAGTGCCCTGTAGACCCTGAGCACCCGCCGCGCCTTGGGCATTTAAACCACCTTGGACACCTTGAGCACCTAAACCACCTTGAGTACCTTGTCCGCCTTGAGCAGCCAGACCACCTTGAACGCCTTGGAGACCTTGAGCACCTAAGCCACCTTGAGCACCAATTCCCCCTTGTGATCCTTGAACTCCTAAACCACCTTGAGTGCCCTGTCCGCCTTGAGCAGCTAAGCCACCTTGGACACCTTGAACACCTAAGCCACCTTGAGTTCCCTGCCCACCTTGAGAACCGATGGCACCCTGAGACCCTTGGAGACCTTGCGCTCCCGCCGCACCTTGAGCGGATAGTCCACCTTGAACACCCTGTAAACCTTGGGCACCTAATCCACCTTGAGCGCCAATAGCACCTTGGCGTCCCTGTGGGCCTTGAGCCCCTTGTAAACCTTGAGCGCCGGCCGCCCCTTGAGCACTTAGACCACCTTGGACACCCTGCAATCCTTGAGCCCCTGCGGCTCCCTGAGCAGACAATCCACCTTGAACGCCTTGTAAACCTTGGGCACCTAATCCACCTTGAGAGCCAGTAGTTCCCTGTGATCCCTGAGAACCTAATCCACCTTGGGCCCCTTGAGCGCTTAGACCACCTTGAACACCTTGGCTTCCTGCGGCACCTTGAGCGCTTAGACCACCTTGAACACCTTGGACTCCTAATCCACCTTGAGTTCCTGATCCTTGAGTACCTAATCCACCTTGGGTTCCTTGGCTACCCTGAGAACCAATAGAACCTTGGGAACCAACACCACCCTGACTACCAGAAGATCCCTGTGTTCCTTGGGCACTTAATCCACCCTGAACACCTTGTAATCCTTGGCTGCCTGCGGCACCTTGAGCGCTTAAGCCACCTTGAACGCCTTGAGTACCCTGACTACCTTGTGATCCTTGAGCACTTAAACCACCTTGAATACCTTGAGTTCCTTGAACGCCCTGAGAACCTTGACTACCTGCAGCACCTTGAGCGCTTAGACCACCTTGAACACCTTGCAAGCCTTGGCTACCTGCGGCACCTTGAGCGCTTAGTCCACCTTGGACACCTTGAACACCTAATCCACCTTGGGTTCCCTGAGAACCTTGACTGCCTACTCCACCCTGAGATCCCTGAGCACCTAAGCCACCTTGAGCACCTAATCCACCTTGAGATCCTTGGCTGCCTTGAGCAGCTAAACCACCTTGAACACCCTGCAGACCTTGGCTACCTGTGCCGCCCTGTGCAGATAGCCCACCTTGAACACCCTGAGAACCTAGACCCCCCTGAGTGCCCTGGCTACCCTGAGCAGCTAATCCACCTTGAACACCTTGAATGCCCTGATGACCTAATCCACCTTGGACACCTTGGCTACCTTGTAATCCCTGAACCCCCAAGCCACCTTGAGTGCCCTGGCTACCCTGAGCGGCTAAACCACCCTGAACACCCTGTAGACCCTGAACACCTAATCCACCTTGAGTTCCCTGAGAACCTTGACTACCAGCAGCACCTTGAGCACTTAACCCACCTTGGACACCTTGAACACCTAATCCACCTTGAGATCCCTGGCTACCTTGTACTCCCTGTACTCCTATTCCCCCTTGTGTGCCCTGAGAGCCTTGAGCACTTAATCCACCCTGAGAACCTTGTAATCCCTGAACACCTAATCCACCTTGAGTTCCCTGAGATCCCTGGCTACCTTGAGCAGCTAAACCACCTTGAACACCCTGCAGACCTTGGCTACCAGCTCCACCTTGAGCTGACAAGCCGCCCTGCACTCCTTGACTTCCTTGGCTACCTTGACTTCCGGCCGTCCCTTGAGCACTTAACCCACCTTGGACACCTTGGGTACCTAATCCACCCTGAGTCCCTTGACTACCTTGAGCACTTAATCCACCCTGAACACCCTGAGCCCCAGCAGCACCTTGAGCACTTAATCCGCCTTGAACACCCTGGCTACCCTGTAATCCTTGAGGACCGATAACACCCTGTCTTCCTTGTGGGCCTTGAGCACCCTGAAGGCCCTGAGCCCCAGCAGCACCTTGAGCACTTAATCCGCCTTGAACACCCTGAGTTCCTTGTAATCCTTGGCTTCCAGAAGCGCCCTGAGCGCCTGTTGTACCTTGTGAACCCTGAACACCTAGACCACCTTGAGCACCTTGGCTACCTTGAGAACCTGAAAATCCTTGAGCACCTATAGTCCCCTGAGATCCTTGAGCACCTTGACTTCCTGTAGTTCCCTGTGGACCGCGAATATTACCAACATTATTCCAACTAGTTCCTGTATAAACCCAAAGATCTCCAGTAAGCTCATCAATAACTCCATTACCAGCAACTGCGGAGGGGAAAGCAGTATTTAAAGTTTGTTGGGGATCATTGGGAGGAGCTACATTAACATCAGGAACAGATCCTATAATTGAAACAGAACTACCGTCATTACCCTTTGGGCCTATAATACCCTGAGTACCTTGGATACCTTGAGCACTTAATCCACCCTGAACACCCTGAGCGCCTAACCCACCCTGAGTCCCTTGACTTCCGGTAGAGCCCTGTGATCCAGTAGTACCTTGTGATCCCTGAGATCCCTGTAATCCTTGAGTTCCCTGACTGCCAACGGAACCTTGGCTGCCTATAGATCCTTGGGCGCCTAATCCACCTTGAGATCCTTGGCTACCTTGAGCACCTAATCCACCTTGAGCGCTTAAACCACCTTGGACGCCTTGGGCTCCTAATCCACCTTGAGATCCTTGACTACCTTGTGAACCTAATCCACCCTGAGTTCCCTGAGACCCCTGTAGACCTTGACTGCCAGCACTTCCTTGAGCACTTAGACCACCCTGAACACCTTGAATACCTTGAGTTCCCTGAGACCCCTGAGCGCCTAATCCGCCTTGACTTCCCGCAGCGCCTTGAGCAGCTAAACCACCTTGAACACCCTGCAGACCTTGACTACCTGCAGCACCTTGAGCAGCCAGCCCACCCTGAATACCTTGAAGACCCTGAGGCCCAATAGCTCCCTGTCTTCCTTGAATACCTTGGACACCCTGAGACCCCTGAGTACCTAATCCACCTTGGGCACCCTGACTACCTGCTGTACCTTGAGCGCTTAATCCACCTTGGACACCTTGAGTACCCTGACTACCTTGTGAACCTAATCCACCCTGAGTTCCTTGGCTACCCTGAGTTCCGCTTGTTCCCTGTAAACCTTGGGCTCCAGTTGAACCTTGTGAACCTAGCCCACCTTGAGAACCTTGGGATCCTTGAGCACCTAATCCACCTTGGGCACCCTGACTACCGGCGGCACCTTGAGCACTTAAACCGCCTTGAATACCTTGAGCACCTAATCCACCTTGGGCACCCTGACTACCGGCGGCACCTTGAGCACTTAGACCACCCTGAACACCCTGAGACCCCTGAGCACCAATAGCCCCTTGTCTACCTTGGACACCTTGGCTACCTTGAGCACCTAATCCACCTTGAGTTCCCTGAGAACCTTGAGCAGCTAAACCACCTTGGGTACCTTGAATTCCTTGTAATCCTTGTGCTCCTATAGAACCCTGAGCACCTGTTGTTCCTTGACTGCCTTGAGAACCTAATAAACCCTGGCTTCCCTGCGAACCAGTACCACCTTGGGATCCAGTATTTCCTTGAACACCTTGAGCGCCTAATGTTCCTTGCGCTCCCTGAACACCAATTGAACCTTGACCACCTTGAGCCCCCTGTGAACCTAGTCCACCTTGGGAACCTTGAATACCTTGAGCCCCAATTCTTCCTTGAACACCTTGAGCGCCAATTGAGCCCTGAGATCCTAATCCACCTTGAGTTCCTTGAACACCTTGTAAACCTTGGGTTCCTTGAGATCCTTGTACTCCTAAACTACCTTGAGTTCCCTGAGATCCTTGGCTGCCAGTTGTACCTTGTGAACCCTGAACACTAAGCCCAGCTTCTGGAGTTGTCCAACTTATTCCGATACCAGTAGATATCAGAATAGAGCCGGCTAGTCCTATTTGATTATTACTATCAACTATACCACCCCGTACTCTTACGTTACCATTAACGTCTAAAGATTGAGTGGCATTAGTAGTACCAACACCAACAAGACCTGTAGTAGTAATAGCAACTCTGGTGGTTCCATCGGTTTGGAACTCCATTTGTCTTGCAGTTCCAATTGAAGAACCTTTTTCAGTTCCTACAATAAAGACATTATTATTCCAACCAAGATTTGCTCTCTCAAAGTTGGTTGTTACTCCCGTAAAAGTATTGTATATGCGGAAGGTCTGACCTACTCCGACATTTCTTTGTGCTAATACTCCGCTACTATCACGATATAAGTAAAGATCAGCATTTCCTGCTAATGCTGCCGAAGTAGTATTAGACCAATATAATGCCGAAGTATTTCTTAACTGAAGACCTAAAGGATAATCTGTACTATAAAATCCTCCAACATAATTACCATAAGCCTCAAAATTTATTCCTGTGTTGCCTTCGGCAGATATTCTTTGGAAAAATTGATTTGGGTGTGCATTTCCTATTCTGATATCTTTAAAAAATCCAGTACCTCTTACTGCTAAGGCAATTCCAGATAATGATACAGATCCAGTTCCTTCTGGGTTTGTAGTTCCAATACCAACAGAACCTGTAGCGGTAACAACAAAAGGAGTTGAATCTGGATTAGTGCTATCTTCAACAACCAGAGCATTACCAGTTCCAGTTTGAGTAATTCTTAATGCATCAGTAGAACTATTTGCTGATATTGTAGAAACACCAGTAACTAGTGTATTACCAGTAACCTCTAATACTGTTTGTGATTCAGTATAAGAACTAATGCCAATCTTTAGATTTTTTTGACGGTTACTGAGATACTTTGACATTTTTATTAGTTAAGAGTTTCTAGAATACTTGAGATGAATTTAAGATTGGTGTTATTACTACCAGATATAACTAATTTATCTCCACTTTCTAACACTAATTTTCCAGCTAAAAGATTTGCAGTATCATTAGCGGAAATAGGATAATTTTTCAGCATTTCTGTTGTTACTGCAATGCCAGCTACAGATCTTTGGTGGGAAAAAGAAATATCCGCAGATGTATTACCGATATTGGCTACCTGAGCCAATAGGACTACACCCGTATAACCAACGGGAGCAGTGTAGATTCCAACTTGGGATGTTGGTACTATTGTAGTTACTGTCCTGAAAACGTTAAGAGCTAATGCCATTCTATTAATCTCCTCCTAATGCAAGAATAAACGGAGTCATTGTTGAAAATAGACTCTTTGAATAGAAAGTACCAGAAATAGTTCCAGTTTGCTGATTAATAACAACACCATCACCAATTCTAAAGTTACCGGAATGATCAGTTGAAGTGTATACAACTAGACCACCATTTCTGGTATCTGCTTCTTTAGCCTGTACGGGCACTCCACCATTTTGTGGTAGAGCAGTGGCAATATTTGTACCTGAACCAATATATTCAAGGGAATGACCAGAAGCTAAAACCCTACTTTGTTTAAAAAATAGAACCTCTGTACCTACACCTACAGAATAAGGTACGTTATCTGTAATAGTAATAGTGCAAATTCCGGCAGATACTGGGGTTGAATTCTGTATAGAATAATAACTAGGAACAAGATTTGCCGTTCCTACAGCAGTATTAAATCCAACATCTGGAGAACTAAAGGTTACGGATGGTATGGAAGTATATCCACGACCATTTGAGATCATTTCTACAGCCACAACAGAACCATTCTTAACTTCAGCAACTGCAGTTGCAGGAATTCCCCAGGCAGTTTCTGGTTCTCCAATTATTACGTCAAGATTACCCGTATAACCCGATCCACCTGAAACAATATCAATTCCACCGACCGTATAGTACAATCTATCAAAATAAACAACCTGCCCATCAAAAGGTCTTACTGCATTAATCCTTACTGTTCCACCAGAATTATAAGTATGAGCAAGAGTGGACACACCAACGTATACACTAAATGTTGTACTTGCCAATGAAACTGCAGGTAGGGCATTCACTCCGTTAATATCACCAGCAGATAATCTAGTGGTTAATATACCAACCAAATTATCAATAAAAGACTGAACGTTAGCACAAGAACTGGTGCTAGTATTACTACCAGTTAATGGGTCATTTGGTAGTGTTAAATCTTTTTGCGTTAAATTATTGGTAACAGCCAGCTTCATTAAGTCTCTAGCTGTAGTAAATGCCGTTATAGTTTGGGGAATTTCTCCCTGCAGACCACTGCTCAATAAGGCGCCACTAAGATTAAAATAGGCCCTAGTTGAATCTATGGTATTTCTGCTGGTATAGTCCCTCACATCCAAAGACACTGCATCTACAATATAACCCAAATCCCTTCTACATTTGTCAGGACTTGGGTTTATAAAAGAAGGGTATGCTGTGCTTATGGCATCATAAGCCCCATCAATGATTTCTTGTCTATTTGCCTGAATTAAATTATAACTATCAACGAATCTGCCAGGAGCTACGGTTCTTGTCTCAAACACATATCCTTTATTACCTGAAGGGTATGTTAAAATGCCTGGACCAGAAGAACAGGTAAATCCTAGACCAACAATGGATACTCCCATTCCCACGGAAAACTTATGAGGAGAGTTAGTTGTTGCCGTTAGGATCCCTGTGGTATTATCGTATGTTGCACTTGCAATATTTAATGTAGGAGTGCTAAGATCTAAGGTAAATGTATCGGCATTTTCTCCAGCACTGGATGTAATTATTCCAGTGTATTTTACAGGACTGACTCCATCGGCAACTAGAGCATAATTACCAAAAGAAGAGTTTGAGTTGGTTAAATCGCAGGCAGCACCAGATCCACAATAAATTGCAATGTCATTGCAAATAGTAAACATGGATACCAATTGAGCATACCCCTCATTGGTAATAGAACATCCAATACCACCTTGATTGTATTGGGTGTAACTATCAAGAACCATGGATTTGAGTGGTCCTATTGCTTTTGAACCATCAATCTTTAGTCCAATACTATTAGGAATGAAGTTAGTGCAATTTTGAATATATGGAGATTGATTAATATATCCAACTTTATTTGGATTAAAAGCAAAAATAGCCTTCCCTGAATTCAATGTCCCGGTATAGGACATTTCGGCCACATAGTTTCCATTAGAAACATAGAACAGATCTTTATCCGCATTTTGCGGAGATACTGATACTTCTCTAAGGCTATCACCAACAATAGAAACTTGTTCTGGAATAATTAAAGGATTGTTCTCTAAGTAAGATCCAGCACTAACTTTAATAACTGTTCCTGTTGATGCTGCTGTGAGGGCTGCTCCGATTGTTCTTTTTGCGTCTCCGAGTTTTTTTCCTGTGTTTGTATCGCTTCCGTCTTGTGTAACATAAAGAATATTGGTAACTGTTGCCCCTACACCGATCCTTACAATATCGGTACCTATGCCGGCCCTTTCTCTACGGGCATAAAGTTCAGCATCATAGGTATTAAAACCGAATTCACCTAAAGGCAGTTGTTCTACTGTAGGTTTTTTCCCAGGAACAGCCGATCTTTTAATTCTAATGTAGGGTGGAACAGCCATTCCTTTTGCTCGGTATATACCTAAATATAGCCTTTATGTAAAGGCTTTTTATTATTTAGTATTCACCAGCATCAATACTAATCTTATTATCTAAATCTAATACTAGTTGGTTAATAAAGTTAGCAGGAAGCCCTTCATACCCTGGAGTCTGGTCTTCAACCGCAGCAGACAATACTTCATCAGGATTTTTGTCAACCCACTGTCCTAGATCAGCGTCGTACATCAATACATAATTGTCAATGTTTCCTCTGATAGTAACGTCTGTTAAATCGTTTAGGTTCATTGGCAATAGATTAATTTGATAGGAAATTTTGGTTTTGAGGTCATCATTAGAGGACAACTTTACTTTATAGTTGTTTCCTGAAGATAGCTTTACTTTATAACTCATACAGAGCAACTATCCTCCACAATCGCGGAACCTTTAAGAACGGGGATTCTTTTTCCACTAATGGTTAAAATAACATCAAAATAATTCCTACCAGTCTCTAGATTGGAAGTTTGCTCTGGAGTCAGGCTCAACTTAACAGTTCCAGTGGATGGTGGAATTTCAACATCAAAATTTTCAAATACCTGAGATTTAGGAAATTTTCTAATGGTGGCAAAACTAGTTCCCAAGTTATTGAGAATAAGCTCGCTGTTGTCAGCTTGAAAAATATCAAACTCAACATCAAAGTCTGCACCCTTATAGATGATTAGGTTTGTAACCTCGGATACAGCCATTTACGTAAGGTTTACTTTATAAGTATTTAGATAAAATCAATAAATCTCTTTCCACCTAATAGATACACCCACATTAGCAGCATCTGCTCCAAGATTACTTACGCGGACTGAAAAGATTTCAGAATCCGTTGAATCAAAGTTTTGAGTTAAATAATTTTTCTTTGATATTGGACCGGATTGAACATCCGCTGTTGTCGCAGATGGTTTTTGTGTATTTTGGCTGTCCCCTGCAGCGTATCCACCCATAAAGTCCTCAAAGTAAACCGTACTAATTCCAGTAGCAGATTCATTATATTCAACCACAGATTCAGTATTTTCTGAAACCCAAGTTCCGGTAGAATTAATCCCAACAGAACTTCTTAATTTCACTACCTCATACTTTACGTTTGAACCGCTACTGAAGACAGAAATATCTTCCAGTCTTACTGTTGCCCTATTTGGGTATCCCTTAAATGAATTTTTAAGTCTAATAGCCATAATGGGAACAGTAGTACCAACCCCGACAGCCCTAAGATTAGTTGTGTGTGAAAATTCTCTACCTGCCTCGGTATAACCACCTTCACTCATTACGGTAGAGCAAATCTGAATAAAAGATCCACCAATACCTACTTGTGGGCCAACATTCCTAACTTCACATCTTACGGGAAGATTCGGATTAGCCATATAAACTGTTGGAAGCTGGTTTGCATTATAAAATTCATGACATACCACATTCTTTCCATCAATTGCAAATCCACAACGAACTCTACCAACACCCAACCATTCAAAATCAGTAAAGAATAGTTGAGTTTTAGTAATATCTAATGTAAACCCTGAGGGGTCTTGCCCTGTTAACCGATCCTTATTCCATTCAGATTGAGTAACTCTTCTATCCGAAGCAATACCAGTTACATAAGACCTGATAACAAAACTTAGAGTACCATCCGGGGCTTGCTCAAAGAAAATTCCATCCCTATCGTCAAAATAGCCAGTTCTCTTATAAACATTTTGCTGCTCATCACCAAAATTAAAGGTAGAGTAAATCAATTGAGATTTACCTGGCATATAGTGATGATATCGCTTTGTCTGGTGAATACAATACCCGTCTGTACTAATACCAGAGTTTAAAATTGCCGCTGCTTGATTAACGTCAAAAATTACAGTTGCGCCAGTGCCAACCTTAATATCTACGAAATCTGGATCAATAGCATAAAGATGTTTGTAATCGCCTAAAGTATAGGGATTTGATATTCTTAATCTACCAAATGCATCTGAATCTGGCTTGAATGGTTCATATAGATGCGACATTTAAACAACTCTCCAACTACCGTCTTTCCAAATAAAAGTCAATGATCCATAATCATATGCGATTATAGCTTTATCTCTACCATCAATCAGATCAGATCCGTAAGGTAATATAGTAATATGACGATTTTGACCTTTAGATGCTTCTCCTAATTCGTCCTTCACCACAAACTTCTTTCCTTGCCTGTCAGCTTTTGGCAAAGTAATTGTCACCGCTCCAGCATAGTTAACCCCAATATAATAATCAGAATATCCTATCTGGTAGCTGCTAGACGTTACCGTTGTAATCGGAACGTCCATAAAAGCTAGATTAGTTTCACCACCACCGCCTAAAGTGGCGAGTTGTTGTTGAATTCTACCAATAAAGAGACTATAATGACGATTAAGATCTTCTAAAGTAGCAAACTTTTGATTTACGGGAGTTAAAGGATCTGAATTCTTTACCTGAGGAGGTTCGGCTAAGGATTCATCTAATTTCTTAATTGACTGCTCAATTAATTGCGGCTTAGTATCCTCAACAACAACCTCTTCTACTATAACCTTTTCGGGAGAAGTCTTTATTTGCTCTTTGAGTGGCTGCAGGAAAAGATCATCAAAAGACGTAGATACAAGTTTATCTATTTCTTCTCTTTTCTTTTTCTTGGCAATTGCAACTGTCTGAAAGAAGGAAGAAAGATCCTCCAAATCAGTCATTACTTGCAAATAGTGCTTGTGCTACTTCTGGGCGATAACCGTCAATCTTATCGGCAGCTTTTGCAAATAGAATATCTTTGATAGTATCACTAATTTCTGATGGAGATTCATCAGCAATCATTAGATCAAGTAGGTCTTCCATAATAGTATGTTTTTGTTTTATTTAGATAAACATTATGTTTGTTTGCTAATATCCTTTATACTCAAGGACTTTCCTTTTGTTTTCCACCAATTCATAATAGCTATGTGGGAATATGAGAACATATTTTTTTGATTCTCATCCTCTCCCCAAACTGTTGTATCGGCTTCAGCATCAAATACCAAAAGAGGGAAAGTATAAACTGGTTTATCCTCTAAGATACTGAAAAGTATGGTTTCAATTCCCGGCTCGTAAGGCCATGTTTGATTATGTTGTTCTTTTCTAAGTTGTTTATCAGATCCTCTATAATCCCAAACAAAAGTATCACCGTTGTAGTAAGTATTAAGAAGTTTTCTTGCTCTATCACGGGTAATCAAGTATCCACAAGCAGACCAATCACACCAACACCTATCCCTAAGTTTTACTCCCTTATCAAAAAATACAAACATAGTTGGAAAAACTCTAACTAGGGACAATTGAATACATTCCCAATCTTTAGGGAGATTGTTAAAAAATTGCTTCCAAGTAAAGTTCCAATATTTAACCGTCTCAAAAGAAATATCATCTTCACAGAAAAAAGCGTATTCTTCAGTGGTAGATTCATACCAAGTTTTGATGGCTTTTAAGTGTGAAGTAAAAGCTCCCATACATGCATCCGGGAACACATATTTGTAATCCGGCAGCTCTTTAGGGTCAGGATATATTATTTTATGATCTCCACTTTTGTATCTTTCGTAAATATATGGCCTTACGGTCTTTACTCCGTACCTCAATAAAGTATCACACAATTTTACTCTTCTTTCTTTGGATTCTGGAATACTAATGAAGTTTACAGATGGAAAACCTTCTAATTTTTCTTGTATACTAAGTTCTTCAACTTTATATGGAATTCCAAAGTTTCTTAATTCAATAATTTGAGCTTCTATGGTAGTCTTGACTGGATTAATATATTTTGTAGATAAACTTCTATCACAATGATCTACCATTACAGGGTTGACCTTATTACCTAATTCGTAGATTTCGTTAATATAAGATACTAACTGAAATTTACTCACAGTGTCGGGCGAGTGGAAATGCCTTACACCTTTCCAGTAGGATTTTGATTCAATAATGCTACGGATCTGTTTTGCAAGTTCTAGGCACGTTATTCCATTCCAAAAATGGTTGATAAACCCATTAATGGTAGAATGTTTATTTGACCTAATTACTTCAAGTAAAGACTTTTTATTGTTTACCTCTTCGCCAATTATAGATGTGCGAATTACTGTTAATTCTTTACATTCACCTAAAGACTTACTTTTACCGTAGTCATCTATACAGTCGTGAGGGGAATCCTCATCATAGTGGCCCGTATTACCGCTGAATACACAATCAGTCGTAATATGAATGACATTACACCCGAGCCTAGCTAAGAAATGAGGAAATAGACTATTAACTCTAATCAACTCTTCAGAAGAATAGTCTCTTTGCTTAATGACGCCGGCTGCATTGATAATTACGTCAGAGCTATTAAAAGTATATTTTTGAGTAATTGATGATATCTCTTTACTCAGATCTATTTCATAGCGGGTAATAGGGATTACTTCAAAATAATAGGAAAGATATTTTGTTAGGTATTGGCCTAACATCCCACTTGCACCAAATACAAAGATCTTCATTCTGGCTTATAGAAATTTTTTGACCGTAAAAAACTACGTAGTTCTTCTTTGTTAATTACAGAATCCTTAGAAGAATACTGATTATCTGGAAAATTAACCTCATTATATATCAAATTTTGATGCATTAAGTATAGGTTATTTTGCTTTGTAATTCTAGGTATTTCATCTTGAGACGCCATAATTTCATGGGTTTTTTCACAAGCTCTTGGGCGCGAAACTGTATATTTTAATCCAAATTCCTCTTTAAAGATCTCAAATAGATCTAGGATTCTCATGCTCTGAAGGATGGGGATTACATTATACCCATCATATTTTAATGCCGATTCAATCATAGATGCTGCATCTTCAACATCAATAAAGAATCTAGTCATGTCTTCCCCATAGAGATTCAGACTGAATCCATCTTTTAAGCTTTTCCAGATCAACGGGATAATACTACCAGTGCTATTCAACACATTCCCATAAAGGGCAGTGCTGAGCCTTACGTTTGATTTTTGATTATTAGAAATGAAGGATTCACCAGCAACATATTTCATTGCCCCATAAATCGTCGTGGCAGATCGGCTCTTGTCACTGGAAATAAAACATGCTGATTCAAACTCATTTTCTTCAGCACAACGACGGCTATTGAATGCCCCCTGAACAATTACCTGATTTGCTTCTTCATAGTTATCATGGCAAGCTTGAATTTGCTTAAAAGACGCAGTAAAAATACCAACATCATGATTTCTGCTTGCCCTTTGCATTAGATCATAATTTCTAACATCACCGCAAACACAGTTTATTCTTGGAAACTGTTTCTGCAAATAATATTGCTTTGCCTCGTCTCTAGAATAAACAGTAATTGTATTGTTATCATAATATTTGCCAATCAATGCTCTACCAAGGAATCCAGTTCCCCCGGTAATGAAAATTCTTTTATTTTTCATGTTATAAGGGATTCAAAGATTTTTTATTTAGATCTCTGCTCCCTTAACCTTTGGCGCTTCTACTGAAGCTGCATCAACTTGAGGATCTACGGGAATCTTACCTCCATCACCTTGAATATTATTCCCTGGATCTCCTCCTTCTGGTGGAACTTCTGGATAAGGCATCCCTGTAGTAGGATCAATAGTAGCTGGATCTGGAATTATACCATCTTCAATTTCTTTTTGAATGAGCTTATCTTGTTCAACGATCTCTTCGTCAGTCTGCTTCAAGATATTACGACGCAGATAATCTTGTGAGAAATACTTACCAACATAAGGTTCAGCAAGAGAAACAATATTTAATCTCTCAGACAGAAGCTCAGCTTCCTTAAGTTCCGCGAAGTGATTATCATAAAGGAAATCAAACTGGATGTGCTCTACCATCCGATCCCAGTCTTCTGGGGTTACGATGTTCTTTAATAGAAGCTGAGTCCTGAGGAGATCAATGAATAGGGTTGAGAACCTTTTTCTTAAACGGCCTACGAATTTAGAGAATTTAACCTCGTCTCTCAGGATCTCTGATGACCTACCGAGGTTAAACCCACCATCACCATCAATACGAGAACTGGGAATCTCAAGAGCTTTGTACAGTTCTTTCTTGAAATAGTTTAGATCGGTTAGTTCCCCAAGGTTCTGGCCGGGTGGGAGAGTCGTAATCTCAGTACCCCTACCACCTTCACGTCTAGGAAGGAAGAAGTCTTCCATCATAGACATAAACCGCTTACCGTCAGTGATTTCACCTGTGGTTGAGTTATAGTTTAGTTTGTTGCGATAGCGGAGCATAGTTTCACGTAGGAACTGCTCTGCCTTTGCCTTAGGTAGATTTCCCACATCAATGTAGAAAATTCTACGCTCAACACTGCGAGTCAAACGATAGATAACAATAGCATCCTCAATCATCCTTAGTTGGTTAAGAGGCTTAATTGCGATATTAAGATATGAAAGAGTAGTGCCTTTATTGCGGTCTACAAGTCCAGATGTGCAATAAGTGATTGAATCTTTCGTAAACTTAATACCAGCATCAGAGCCAGCAGTTTGTCCAGTTGTCGGAGTTCCGATTGGGTTTTCTGCTCTTGGATGATATACAAAATACTCTTCAATTTCAGGGAAAGCTAAATCCATAGGATTGACTTCTCCTTTGATGTTTGTCTTAAGAATCTGTCTACTCTTATCTTCTCCCTTTGCTCTACGTACATGACGCATCTTCATGGCATCAATGTACCTTAGTTCTTTAATTCCGTCTGTGGGTTTCTTTAAGTCAATTACCTTATGATAATAGAGTCTACCGTCAATATACCAGTTACGATAAATCTCATGAGCTTTCTTGTCAAAGTCAAGAAGCTCCAGAATAGTCTTAAATTCTCCCCTGACGATCTCTTTTAATTCTTCGCTTGCATTTAGATTAGAAAGCTCAATCTTTATTGGAGAATCATTGGTGTCAGATACAATGGCCTCATTTACGATATCCTCAATCGCATTGGAAACTTCATGGTGCAAAGACATTTCACGGTATCGTTTGATTAAATCAAACTCCGTTCTATAAACACCTTCAATATCTATATGTGATCCGAAAAAGCCAGAAGTCACATAATGATCAACCCCGTCCTCATCATTGGGAGGAACGGGGGACAATGTAGATGGTGTTAGTTTTTCGTTATCATCAATAGAAAAACCAAATAATTTAGCCATGAAAAATATAGTTCTACATTTTTAGTAGAACTATTTAGTTATCGGATAGTAGCGTTAGCCTGGTCTGCAGCAGCGCCGCCAGTAGACTCACCAATAGAGAACCACTGAACTTGGAAGTCAACAGTAAACTCTTCAATCTGGTCGTTATTGTCATATGAAATGTCAATAGCGCTCACATTAGAAGGCCAAATATCATAGAACTTGTAGGTTCTTAGTGGGGGAATTTGTCCTTCAGGGAAAATCTGTGAGTTGTTGGTTGAGAATCTACCCAAATCAGCACCACGACCTAGTTGATACACAAAGGCATCGGTCATGTAGGAAGCTGGGCGAGTAGCACCAGTAGCGTTATCTAGTTTGTTGATAGCGTTAGCCCACTGCTCAAACGCAGTACGTAGTCTGAAGTCTTCATCGTTGATGATAGTAACAGACCATGGCTCAATAGTACGATCACCAGCAACCTTAAGGGCACGACCACGGAAGTTTACCTCAATGGCGTTCACGTTAGATTGTGGAAGGCTGGTTGCCTTACAAAGGAAGTTGAAGGTTTTGATTTCCTCTGAACCCCAAGTAATACCTAGGTCAGGGGGGAAGGCAGGGATACTAACCTCAAAGAGGTTACTACGGGCGCCACCACCTTGGAGGCGCTCTTTAAATCCGGTAATAGTGCGTAAAGTAGACATTTTAGTTGTTCCTCCTTATAGTTTTAGTAAATCAAACCCGACCAGTAACTTCTTCAAAGGCAACTCCAGTACGAGTTGCAACAAATGTTAGGGTTACATAGTTGATGGACTTAGTTGGCTTAAGGAAAATGTCAGCTCTGAATTCATTATTATCAATAACATCTGGAGTGTTATTGGTTTCATCGCAAATTACACGGAAGTCGTAAATACCTCGTTTTGCCTGAACATCTCTTAGATAAGGCTCAACAATGTTAACAAAGTTTGCCCGAGTGATCTGATCATTCAACTCAAACAGTTGAGCTTGAGCAGTTCTCTCAAGCGCTTGCTCTACAGTTAGGAATAGTCTGCGAACGTTAATACGATCAAATGCAGATGCATATCCTAGAGCGGTCTTATCACCAAAGAGTAGAATACCAATACCAGGCTGGTTAACAATGGAGTTAATACGTAGTGGATACAGTTGATCTCTCTGAGCTTTGTTTGGGTTGTAGGCCAGCTTAATAGCATTGTTTAAAATGCCTCTCTGCTGTCCTGCGGGGGAGAACCATGGATAAGAGTTAATGGCGGTTCTTACACAGAGACCAGCAACGTCGGCGTTACATGGGATGTAACGGAACTTGTTATTGAAGCGATCATAAGAATACTTATAGCCACTATCAAAAATAGCGTAGGAAGAACTTGCTAGACTTGAGAAGAACTCAATAATGTTGTCAGTCTGAGTATCGGAGTTAGTAATATCAACAACATCAGTACGATGTGGTGAAACTACTGCAATACAATCTTTACGCTGACCAGCAATAGAAATAAGCTCTTGAGCCTTAGCTTGTGATTCAAACTTGCTATTGAAGCCAGGGCCATTGATCAGGTAATCAACTTGAATTTCATCCTTGTTAGAGAATAGTCTATAACCATTGATGATATCACCTAGAGTAGCAGCCATACTGCCGCTAGCACCGTAATCCTTACCACCGCTTAGGTTATAAGTTACGTTACCGAGAGCAGAGAAAGTCTTACTTTGAGCAGGGAGATTCCACAAACCAGCAGCGGTAGAAAGACCTACGTTAGTTTGATAAACAACCTCATTATTGCCGTTATCTGATGGGTTATCGCCAGCATAAACATAATTGGAATATTGAGCCAAGTAGCTCTTCCAGAAGATCTTTTGTGGTGAGTTTACAGCACTTACAGCGTCAGTAGCCTTGGAAAGACCAATGTGCTTCTCAAGTAGATTACCCTGAATACCAGTTAGCTTACCAGTATCATCAAACACTACAACGTGGATCTCGTCATTGAGACCATCACGATCAAGAGTGTATTGAGTTGTGGTGGGACGTGGAGCAATGGATCTCCAATATACCGTAGTATTGGTTAGTCCTAGAGTTTGTTGGTCGTACCAATCTTGTGTCTGGCTAATGGGAACAGCAGTGCTACCGAAAGATACCGTGGTGCTACCGAAAGAAGCAAGAGGATCTTTCTGGGCATAAACAATTGGAGTCTCAGTAGTGCTACCAGAAGCTACTTTAGATACCAGTTTAACATCAAGGGTACCAGAGCCAGTGTTGATGCCGGTAATGACAGCCTTTAGATAACCAGTGAAGGTTGAAGTAGTACCAAATCCAATGGTTACGTTATTAACAGGAACGGTAGCAGCGGTACCTACGGTTGCAAGTAGAGAAGCTGTAGTGCCAACGGAAATAATTTGGTCGGCACGACCGTCAATGACGCAAACCTTAAGGTTATTAGCCCACTCACCGGGGTTTTTGGCAGCAAATACGTAGTTTACAGAATCTTCGTCTGCAATATTTGCTTCGTAGTAGTCAAAATTAGGGATCTTTAGGGCAGGAGCACCTACAGTAGAAACACCACTTGCATTGCGAGCAGCGTTAGCGTTAACTAAATTGCTACCATCGGCTCTTACTACCTTAAGAACACCACCATAGGTCAAAAATGAACTCGCGCTCATCCAGTATTCATACTGGCTATCGGTGTTTAGGGGCTTACCAAATACGTTAATTAGATCTTGCTCAGTAACAATGTCTACAGGCTCAGACACTGGACCCTGTGGCGCAGGCATTACAATAGCGCCAATGTTATCTAATACGTTATCCGCACGGCCAACAGTTAAGTCAACCTCCCTTATTAAAACTCCCGGTGATAGTTGTGGCGTTGCCATCTATTACTCCCCAATAATACAGTGTTCTAAAGATTATTTAGAAAAAATGGGGTTTTGATTATACTTTAATAGAAATATTCCCAGAGTTGAGCCAGATGTTCTACCTCTCTTTCTGGGTTGGCAGCCATCCAAAGATTACCTTCTGAGTCCTGACTAGCATCACCTTCTATCTGAAGATCCACAAACCCGAAAGGTAGCATATCATCTTCTTCGTTAGCCATTTTTTCTTCAAATAGCTTCTTTCTAAGGTCTTGATCCTGTAAATCCTTGAAGTATTGGTTCGTGCAGAGCCAGGCAAAAATGATAAGAGTAATTACTAAATCATCGTTTTTACCGTCATCCGCTTCCCAAGATCCAGCTTTCGCAATAAATGTGGTTAGCTCATTGATTGTATCAAGATCGTTAATAAGGAGCTTATCTTCTTCAATTAGAGCTTTTAGGTTAAGACAACCAATTCGCTTAACATTCTTCTGCATCTTAACGCCCCATGCAGCCTTTTCGGAGAAGTTTTGGCCTACAACTTGGCCTTTTCTGCTACTAACGCTACACATCAACATGTTGTCGTATTCAAGCTCATCATGCAGACCAGTTGCAACCTGATCTCCAACGTCATTAACTTCACATAGAATATAAGCTCTATTATAATGTTCAGCTACGTCCTTGATTACATAAGGGAACATCAAAGGTTTAATCTGATTATCACGATATTTTGCCACCTGTTTATAGGGCATTTTTGTGATATCAATAACAGAAAAAGCGGAATAGTCCTTATTAACACCCCTAGCAACGTCAACAGTGAGTACATAAGCATGATCTTTTATTGGTTCTTCATAAACATCAAGACTATTTCTGGATTTAATCGGCTTATCAAACTTCATCGCCCCTAATTTACTACCAGAAATCAGTGTGTTAGAAGATCCAAGGAATGAACAGACAAATTCTTGTTCAAATGCAAGCTCACCAATGTTAGAAATAACGGATCTACGCCATTCATCGTCCCTACCTGGCACATCATTCCAGTTGATCTCAATAGGAACATATTCATTTCTCTTATTGAGGGCATCGTCCCACATTTTATAATAAAGATTCATACCATTAGGGGTACTTACAATGATAACTTTGGAGTTATCACCTGAAGTAATGGTAGGATAGACAGAGTTCATAAAGTTTGCCGCAATCTGGTTTGGAACGAATGCAAACTCGTCAAGGAAAATGATGTTGTAAGATCCACCCCGCACAGCAGAAGCTGAGGTAGATGCCGCCATTACTTTAGAACCATTTTCAAGCTCTACTGAAGTTTTATTCCAAGATTTAACACCAGCTTGAATCCATTTTGGTAGGTTTTCATAACTTACTGCAAGCCGAGCTAACAGATCCTTTGCTGTACTAGCCTTGTTAGCTAGAATAGCAATGGAGAATTTCTCATTGAAAATCAATGAATGGATCAGGTAAGATACAACAGTAGTTGATTTACCACAGTTCTTTTGTGGGATAAAGTTTTTACCACATAAGAACATGTGTGTATCATCTTTGACTTCAATACATGCAACCGGGACAGTATCTGTCCTTTCTATTGAAGTGATAGTGATTTCATTATTCCAGTTTTCTGGAAACCTTTTATTTTTTCCTTTTAATGGCGCTCTTTTTAAAGTATAATTATTGTGTCTATTTTGAAACAACTGTGCGGTTGTCTTAATTACTTTCTCACCATTAAGGAACAGTTCCCACAAGTGGTCAGATTCTACAACAATACTCTCTTCACAATCAAAACTTATTCTATAACATTCGGCATCGGTATAAGTTTCTGATTTTGCAACAACCCTTGTTACCTGGCCGGCAGAAGAAAATACCCTATCTCCTACTTTTAATTTACCGATAGTAGTCCACCCTCTTGGTGTAGGTACCGGAGTATCAAGAGCTAGGGGCTGTCTGGGAAGTTTACAAATAATGAAGCGGTTATCATGAAAAGTCCGCAACATCTTCTCTTGGAACTTATAAAGAGAAAATGGCTGCAGACCATGATCTAGCGTAACAATCTGGATATAATTGCTTGCAAAATATAATGGATCTTGCTCACATCTAGCTAGCTCAATGATTTGCTCGTATGTAAGCTCACCCTCAGTATGCGCTCTTTTTAGGAGCGGATTACCAAGATAAACATCGTTAGATTTTCCCACGCAATATTATACTTTAGATTTATTATTTAATATCAACAATCCCACTTTCTTAGGGAGAGTGCCTTGCGGGTTGGACGGCCTTTTTCATCTTTCATCGGGCCTTCAATTCCGCTCATACGTGAGCAAAAAGACTTACGACGGGCTGCTGACTTAGGAGACTTTTTTGCTTGTTCAGCAGAAACTGGGGGCTTTAGATCACTACCAGGGTTTTCTTTTTCGTAGGATTTTCTACCCTTTTCGTTAAGGCCACCTTCTTGATTCTTGCCTTCTTTTCTTGTCCATGCAGCACTTTCTCCAATGGTGCCGTTATTCATCAAATAATTCTTGGATTTACTATTGCCAACCTGTACGAGAGGCTGATCGGGAGCAAAATCGCCAGCACGATAGGAAAGTAAACGGCTATCTGGATAAACTTTATTGATAGCTTCAGCTACTTCACTACGGCTAGGTACTCTACCTGCAGGAAAAAATAGCTGTGTTGACATCATTTTACCTCTCCAAGAGTGCAAAATGTGCATAAGTTGTCCATTTTGAGCGGGAAGACGGAAGGCTTCAGATACAGGAACGCAATTTGGTACCTTTTTACCACCTTTTTTCTTCATCCCTACTTGCTCATAACCTTTCCAGCAAGGATCTCCTTCTTTCTTCGCCTCATCTACTTTTTCTACTTTTTTCAGCCGCTCATAATAATCAGGACGTTCAGCAAGGTGCTGAAGGGCAATAACTTCTGCTTCATGTTGATCATCAGTGTGTTCGTGTTCTACTTGAATACCTGCTTTTAGTTGCTTATTGATGTATTTTACTGATTTACCATGCTTATCAGCAATTTCTTCTGGGGTTTTGTGCTTCTTCATATCACAACCACAACCCATCTCCTGCAGAATTTTTTGAACAAGGGTCATTTCTTCTTTCTGTATATAAGGCAGGTCTACCTTCACCTTTTTCCTTCTCTCTAATTCTGTTGCTACTTTTTTGTTATGTGCTGGTAACTGATTAAGTTCTGCACTAGCAAATTTCTTTAACTTATTGTTAGGATCTTTGATCTCATTTTTCTTAAAAAGATCGGCCATTTAATGTATTTTCTAAGTATAACTTATTTATCGGTTTCTTCGGCTATGTTAAGGTTCTTCATTTGTTCCTTAATCATTTTTATGGCCTCAGACGTACTACCAAAGAACATAGCATTATTAGTTACATTAGTTGGGCCGTTATTGCTTTCAATATCTTTTATTTCCTTCATCTTTTTGTGAAGATCTAGGAGTTTTTCGGTACTATTTGTAACCTTATCAATTAATTGCCCTACAACCTCATAAGCTCTTGCCGAATCAGTTTCTTGCGCAAGCTCTAAAATATTATCCAGAGCCTCCCTACCTTTGTCAATAATGCTGGTCATTGTAGCTCTGGCATAGGTATAATCTTTTTCAAGATCAATAACCGCCTGATCTACTTTTTCAATAGAAACTTCTTGCTTCTTTTCAATTTCAACGGAAATAGGTTCAGATGCAACATTAAATGTCTCATTGAGTGCATCAAATTTCTTAGCTGCCATTAAATAAGTTCTCCCTGAAAGCTAAAACTGTCACCATAGACAATTAAATTATTATCAACGGTAGTAATATTTTTTACATCACTACCTGCAATATGAGTCTTTGCAGTAGTACCGTAGATTCCTCGGATAACAGTTATTTCATCATTATCTATGTTCTCAACATACATTGTTTCATCGTTAATGCTAATGAAAGATCTTTCTGTGATGTTGGTCGCATCGGTTAACTGTAAGAATACGGTTTCGTCATCTGCATCCACAGCAACAGTAGTAACAACTGTACCTGTATAATTCCTTGTTGCTGTTGGTGTTACAGAGTAAGTAACATCTTTGAATGGATTATCTCCTGAAGTGTCTCCAGCAACGAATCCAAGTGATACTTTCTTGATAATCTCACTATCGGTGGCATTAGCAGAAGAAATGGGAATAAAGAAGTAAATTTGAGCACTGAATTTAAGAGTCCAGATCAGGGCCCTTCTTTCATCAAAGTTGCCTTCATAATTATCAGTCATTGTGATGTTATCAAGAGTAAAAGGAATGTCTCTTTTCTCATTAATTTCATCCACAACCGTAATTGTTACGACGTAAGAAGGTTGGAAGTATGGCAAAATTTGCTCTACGATCTGGAGCATATCATCTTCTAGTTTAGTGAAGATGCTCAATTCCAGATTTAATGTATAAGGAACTGGCAGATATGATTTTCTTGGCTTTCCGTTATCATCCCGTGCAATAAATGATTGAGTTTGAACTCCCTTGTTCTGGGCATTATAAGACAGCGCAATGATCTCCATTGACATTCTTGGAGTCGTTACCTGAATGGGCTTATTGAGGTCAGGAGATTCCTTTAAACGAGCAAGGAACTTCTGAGTAGGCCCGTAAGCAATAGGCACCTTGATTGTTGAAACAACCTCACCCTCATTGTTTTTATGTTTAATGTAGATATTATTGAACAGAGCACCAAAAGCGGTGATAGTTTTTCTAATAATTTCGTAGTAAAAGTGCTCAAACATTATGGATTACCGAATGGGTTGCTCTCTGAAAAATCAAGAATTTTATTGGCTTCTACCTGAATATCTACATTCTGATAGAAATACTGAGTTTCAAATCCTTCTTCCTCTAGTTGCTCATTAGTTAGGTTACCGAAGTTGCCTAGAACTTTGTAAGTTGCGCTTGACGTTCTTCCAATCAAGATCTCACCTGGCGCAAATGGTGAGGATGCACTGGATACCTCTAGAGTATTAGTCGTGGCATCCCACTTTCTTACCCTGGCTGTTGCGCCAGTAACACTACCTACAACCTCTTCGTTAAACTGGAAGGTACCAAAACCGATCATATATGGACTTGAAATAGTAATTGTGGGTACAGCAGTGTAACCCAAGCCAGCATTAGTTATTCTAATAGCAGTGATTCTACCGTTCTGAACAATAGCCGTGGCTGCTGCTGATACTGAAGAAATACCAGTAAATGTGATTGAAGGAGCTTCAACATAACCACTACCTTGACTTGTAACTGTAATAACTCCAACAATTCCATTTCCTATGCTAGCAATACCTACTGCACCAGCACCCCCGCCACCATAGAAAGCTACTGTTGGTGGTACTGTATACCCAAAACCAGCATTAACAATATCAACACCTTGAACCCTGAATAGCTGGTTATCAGGTTCACATAGATCAACAATTCCGCCAATCATTGTGGCAACACCAACGGCAGTCAATCCGCCAGCAGGAGCGGTAGTAAAGCCAACGTCGGGTGCCCTAGTGTATCCATCACCACGGTTTATGATAGTAACACTGCGGACGCCACCATTAACAATAGTTGCAGTTGCGGTTGCGGTTGAGCCAATACCAACCATTCTATAGATTTCAACAAATCCTTGATCAACTACATTGTTGTCAATGAAGTCTAATCCTGTCTCAATAATTTCGTCTTGATATCTGAACAATTCACACCTTAAGGTATAAACATAAGTTCTCTTTAGCTGATAGAAAGGATTCTCATGTTCAACATATTTGATTTCAAATAGTCTATCTCCTAGTGGAAAGTAAATTAGATCTCCCTCTTTGGGTCTAGCTGATAACTCAATTTTAGGAATTTCTTGGATCAGTGGAGCAATATAATTTTCGTATCTTTCTTTTGAGATCGTGATAGTTAAATCGTTGATCTGTTGAATACCAAACTTAGAGAGTAGAGTTCCAACACCTTCGTAGCCTTCATAGGTATCAACATAGGCTTCAATAGGCAGGGCAACAGAAAACTTAGATTCTATTACTTCTCGGATAACAGTTCTTTTGGTTATGTATTCCCTTGGGATGTAATAAACATCAATTCCATGAATACCAATGGACTCGTTAATGAGACTTTGTAGTAGCCCCTGTTCAGTTTCGGAGCCGTTGAGGAAGAATGGATTTAACATTTAGATCACCCAATCAAATCAAGAGGCATCTCTTCATAATCCATGCTCATTCTTTGCTGGATCATGTCAATTTCTCTTTGAGCATCATCATAAAGTTCACGACCATTCAACTCAATACCCCCTGGCATCTTCATACCACGGAATTTAAGCAAATTCTGTCCCCATTGTCGCTTAATTAGGGCAGTAAGATACCGCTTAAGGAAAGAATCATTCCATACTTTACTGGACTGTGCCGGGTCTAGAGCGCGATAACAGTCAATAATAATGTAAGAATCTGGATCAACATAATTCCAGTCTACATCAATGTAGAGCTTATCGTCTCTTTTATTGAAGCGCACTTGCTTTTCAGTATTCAAGATCCAGTCAATATCTTCCAAGTATCTCATCGTCATAGTATAAGTCAATAGCTCCATTGAGCCCCAGTAATAAACATCATTAAGGAATAACTGATATTTAATACTGAACATATTGCTGGAGATGTTGTTAACTCCACTAAACTTGAAGATTCTGTTAATACCAATAACGGAATCTGGGATCTGCAGATAACTTCCATTTTCTTCAAATTGGAAGTTCTTATAGGTTCCCGTGACCGTGGTTATGCCAACATTTGACTTACCTCGGGCCTGATCAATATCAGCTTGTGTAATTTTATACTTTAGGTAAGTCTGCGTAACTCCATCAAAGTGACGCTCTTGAAATAATTGGACTGCATCATCAAGACAATCTTCTAATTGTTCCTGTGCAACGTTAATCTCCAGCACGGGGGCGCCCAATTTCCTTAGGCAGTAATCAATTAATCCTTGTCTTGTTGATGGTTTAGCCATTTATATCGTAGAAATAACTTCTTGTTGTTTAAGATATAATTTAAGAAAATACTTAGATAGATTTCTTAGTTCCACTATATTATCTATAGTATCAATATCCCTTGAAAGTTTTTCAAATTCAAAGGATCTAGACATAGATTCTATTTTAATATCAGTATGATTCATTTTTAATAAGAGAGACAAGGAGATTTTTTATTTCACTTAGATCATTCTTTATGACATTCATTTCGTTCTCTAAGTTAGTAATTTTTTGCTTTTCACTGTACTTTTGTCTATAAGTTTCAAGGTACTTCTCGTAATTTTCAACGTCAGTGTTGACGATTGCATTACTGAACTTATCACGCTCAAGGTGATTCTTGTCTTTTACTTTGATGTAGGTCATACTTTTGGTTTAATGGTTGCGATGGCTCTTAGGTCTTTGATAATTGGTGGAGTAGCTTGATTGCTGCCCGCCATGACGATCTTGATGGCATAGCCAGTAAACTCAGGGAGATCATCAACCGAATATTCATACTCTCTGAATGACCTATCAGAGGTTTGTCTTACGAAAGTATCAGCACTGCCATCATTCAAGGAAGTATCAATAACTCTCTTGATGCCTTGACCATCTACTTGATAGTTAGAATAACCGGGGAATAGTTCAAAGTTATTAGAAGCATTTGGAGAATCTTCTCTAAAGAGTTGATATAGAACTCTAATGTCGTTTGTTTCGTTTCTGCTAGCAGACAGAATAACCTTGATGGAGTTTGCAGGTAGTTTTAGAGCAATAGGCTTGGAAATGTAGACCACGGAATGTGGATCATTGAGCAAGCTTCTAACTCTTTCATCATTGGCATAATTTGAATTTGCTTCAATACCAACGGGATTGTTAATCAAGTTAGAAGTTAGGATTACTGAAGTTGAAATTGTATCAATTACTGGTGATACCTTGGAATCATTCGTCTGCATCAAGAATTCCATGGTAAGTGATCTATTACCTGGGGATTCGGTGATGAAGGCTTCTTCGTTTACCTTAGAGCAAACGAGTTTTGGAGTTGCAAAATATGTGGTATCATCAAGAGTAATATCAATGTAACCATCATCCATAAATGACTTCTCATTACCACCGATACTTGTACCAGTAAAGGTTCTTACTCTAGTTGACAGGTTTGTTCTGGAAGGAACAATCGTAGCGACGTTAGGTGTGAGGGCCTCGTATTGAACATTGCTGCTCAATATGGCACCGCTTTCGCCAGTCTGCTTGGTTGAGTTGAAATAAAGGTCAGGACGGTTTTTGCCAATAGTTACTCCATCATAGGAGACTGCAGCAGTTTCCAACTTAATGAAATAGCTGTTAAGATCAATAGGATGGGAGGCTCCAACATCAGCAAAATTGTGAGTTTTGTTGATTCTGTTCAATGAAATTCCATTGAATTCATACTTATAAACAGAGGTGTTAGCTTCATAAGTGCGGGTAATACCAGTAACTCCAGTAAGAGCATTATTGGCAATACCAGTGTAAGAGATGACTTCATCACCGATAATAACATAACCTAGATTTGTTCCATCTACGGTTAGGTTTTCAAAAGTCTCAAATCCTGAAGTTGACACCAATGGAATTGAGGTAGAGTTTGATGTAATAGGAGTAGAAAGCTTAGAGTTAGTTTCTTCTCTAGTTGGTCTTACATTGGACACAGAAACAAAGTTTTCTGTAGAATGCATACCATGGTTTACCTGATAGATCTTTAGGTGCCTGCCGGTGTAGTATTGATCATTAGTCACTGAGGCAGCGGTAACAGCCGCACCAACCGTAGTTATAATACCTGAAGAGTTCTTATAACTGATGGTAGACATACCAACAGTAAATGAACCCTGAACATTATCAATAACAAAAGTATTGTTGGATGTGGTTGAAGATACAGTGATTTCAGCACCCGTACCTAGACCATTACCCAGACTTGGAATATAAAGAGTATCACCATTCTGATAACCAGTGCCGCCAGAAACAATAGAGACGGTTGACACAATGTTACCGCTTACAGTGATGTTTGCAGTGGCATCCTTACCATATCCAGTATTGGTAATCAATGACTGGTTGTTGTAGGTTCCGTTCTCATAGTTTGAGCCAGGGTTGGAGATAATGACACCAGAAGTTCCAGTAGCAATACTACCTGCGATACCGACGAGTGTTCCAGATGCTGAATCTTGATAAAGATCAACACCGGGTACAATCTGTGGGAGATATCCAGTAGAACCTAATCCAACAACTACTTTCTTAGAAAGGGCAACAATTTGGTTGGATCCAGTAACTGAGACCTTTCTGTTCTTAATTCCAAGATTGGGATTAAAGAATCTTACTAGACCTTCCTCAACGAATTCGGCCCTATTGATTCTATACTTCAGATCTTCAAGCTGTGAAGGTGTCCAAGTAGAACCGTTCTGTGACTTAAACAAACTACCTAGAGTCGGCTGTTGTGAAATCTTAATTCCAGTCTGAATGTCATTGAAGCCAAGTTCGGCAATGAAGACTCTATACTGTGGTGAATTGCTGAGCAGTACAACCGCAAATTCGGAGGTTTGTTGGCTGCCAATTGGAGCTTGTCTTACTTCAACTTGCTGTGGGCCGCTGAGATAGACTGGTGATGGGAAGGTGAATCTGGTTGGAACACTAGCATCAACAGAAGTTTGAATCTGACTTGGATCTAGAGTTACTTCAGAAAGGGGAACAACTACGTTGCTAGGTACACCACCGGACATTGGACGAATCTGGAGTGTTACTGGGATAGAATCATCAACAGTCTCAAAGAATACATCAATTGAAGTGATGAATATACCATTTTCATCCTGAACAAAGAAGGATTGTGCAATAGGATCTCTATATTCCCAGATACGAACCTGATTTTGTGGAGTAGATGTTGGGGTTGTCGTTGTGGTATTGGTAATTGTAGTGGTTCTTACCGTTCTTGAAGGAATAATAGTAACATTTCTTGTAGTGAGGATGTTAACTTCGGTTACATTTGATACACCAGAAGATGCAAATTCAGCCTCAGCAGAACTCTCATTAAATCTAGAGTTTGAAACAAACTCATAAGGAAGTACGTTATCAAGAGTAGGAACGTCAATAACAGTAAAGGTATTTTCGCCGTTAATCCACTTAGGATTACCGACTACATCTGGATTAGGAATAAACAAAGATCCAATCAATCTGCCGCTGTTATCAGAAACTAGACGAATAGTTTTAATTCTAGCAATAGCCCCGGATGACTTACCAATAAGTTGCATATTGGGGGCGATAGAACCATAGAATTCAGTCTCAGAGTTTAACTGTAGGGCTCTGGTGTCAATGTTTACATAAGTTGAAGTTTCACTATAATCAGAAGGGGGTGGTTGCTGATTGAATGGAATTAGCCTGAATACTTCATTTGGTGCATTATGTGGTCCAGTCTTGTGGTTTGGTGAGCAGGCTCTGAAACGAATCTTGTGTGTAGTGAACAGTGGGTCGCTTTCAATCGTTTCTCCGATCTGGAATCTACCAGAAACCATCTCAATTTCCAATAGCTTGGGTACTATGTACTGATTTACGTCAATACCCTCAAAGAATGAATAAAACTTAGTTACTGGCCTTAGGCCCTTAACATCAAACTCAATATTTCTGCTTCTTAGATATCTAATTGGTTCAACATAGTTTGAAATAGATTCGGTGGTAGTATCGGTAGTTATTACCTCTGGTGGAATAATAACAGTTGAAGTGTAGTTGACCCATCTATGGGTGCGCCTGGGGTAAACTCAATAGCAAGTCTTCTATTTTTTCTTGCAGCTCTAATCTGAGTAATAAACTGGCTTGCAACTTCTGGTGGGAATAGCTGGTTAATCAGAGCAATATTTCTATCTGCTCTACCTCCTCTATTTTTTAGGAACTGTCTTACTTTAACGCCAAGTCTAATGGTCGTGCCATCAACAATACCGCTAGTTTTTACGATAGGTTGAGAGGGCCGCTTTCTATCAACTTTTACCCTAGAAACTAAATTCTTTCCAACCTTAATACCAGCAATTTTTTTAGTACCAGACAGAATATTTCTAGCATTTTGAATCCAATCAAAACTAGGAATGCCAGATTGAGTGACAGTGGTTACAGTAGACTCTGAGATCCAACTATCTAAAGGAGGATTTAACTCAATACTACCAGTCCAATAGCGAACTAAGAAAGGGGTAACACTTTCGGTCTTAGTTGCGTAAGGTTGCTCAAAGTAAAGAACCTCGTCATAGTTCAGAGTGATTAAATCACCAGTTTTCTTAACTCCAAGTGAACCTAGGTCACTAACATAACTGTGATCGGAGTTAGGAGAGAATGTTTGCGCAATACCGGCAATAGACTCAGAACCTAACTGAAGATCAATGGATGTAGTATAATGTGGTGGTCTCAGTGTATTGGTGCTAGTATCAATAGCTGCCCTATAACTTGGGTTCTGTAGATCATGGTATTCATGACTGCTAAAATTATCTACAAAGAATCCGCACTTAAACCGATCTAGGCCAGTTTCTGCATCTTTAATCGTAAAGTTCTCTGTTTTAGCCTCAAGAGCAGATAAAGTGGTAAATTCCTCAACTCTTTGAATTCTATCTTCAAGAATAGCGATATCTTCCATTCTATATCGCTTATGCTTAGCCATGTCAACTTCAACACTGTTAACATCATAAACATAAGGAGGAACTAGAATTGTAGCAATGTCTAGAGTATTTTCTTTAATTGATGGCTCTATTGGATCATCTGATGGGATACCCTGAGATACTTCAAAAGTGCCATCTGAATTTAGAAGGACTTTATCAATTCTGCCCAAATAATAGGAGTAGGATACATTAATATTCTCGCCGGGAGCTAATAGGTATCTTGAATATTGTCCATCTGAAGCGAAGCTTCTTGCCGCAAACTCAAATGGAGATTTGGTGCCGCCAGTATAAGGGGCTACTCTTGGTCTGATATCAATTTGATCGGTTAGTCTTCTGCTATTGTAGGTATCTACATTATGCTTGAAATCAGCCGCAGTATAGCTATTTGCCGTTACAAATTCGCCAGTATCCGTAGAACTAATTTCGTAACTTTGGAAGACAATTCTCAGTGATTTAGTTGGTTCTGTAATATTCTTCTTTCTGATAATTCTACTATAATCATAGAACGTGTCTCTTTGGCCGTTATCAAAGAGGTAATTCTGTGTTACGTTCTTGCTGCTAGGAGACTTAAGCTCAATATTAGCAACAGTAGCAGACTCAGAACCAACAATGGCTTCGTTTTCAATAAACTGGAAAGTGTTAAGATAAACATATTCTAGTTTATTAGAATCCTTTCTAGCAACAATAATTGCCACAGCACCTGAGTTACTGCCTACGATCTGCTCACCTACAACAAAGTCTAGGATACTGTTGGTAGTGCCAGAGAAGGAATTAAGCTGTAGATATGGAAGTGAAGGCGCAGAAGTATCATAAGATTCATATACTGCAAGAACCCTAACAACATCAGGAACATTCAGACAAATTTCTTCATCCTGAACTCTTGTGCCATATACGGTGCTATAGGTTAAGCCATCATTTAAGGTAGTAGTTCCAATACCAGAAGCTGCTAACTTGCTATTTGAAATAGTAAGGGTGGAAACTTTATTGAATTTCTTCTGCTTTGAATTAGGCTTCAGGTTATCTACGGTAGCAATGATATTACAAGTTCCAGTTGCCTTGGTGAGACCATAGAAGGTCAGGATCTTTCCGTTAGCGGATAGACTGTACTTGTCCTCGCGCATGGGCTCAATAGAACCATCAGCATAAGTAATGACAAAACGATCTTCATCAAAGGAACTAAAGAATACATCAGTGTCTGCGGCATCAATGGTGATAGAAACGGTAGATCCGGTTACTGTATTATTAGCAAACAGTCTGCGTTGGGTTACTACATTGTTCTCTAGATTTAGGCTTACAATATTAGCAGCAGGAAGTTCAGTTAATAGGCTTGAATTCTGAGAAAATACAGTTGGTGAAATTCTAATGACATTATTGACTTCAATAGTGCTAGCAGGAAGAACACCATCACAAACACCTGGGACAGTCGTAATGCCGGCAATAGTAAAATTAGTTCCACCTAGACTAACAGAAACTACTCTGTTATATACAGGATCGGTTGCATAATTGGTCCCAGTATATGAAATAATATCGCCGGGCTTGATTACAGTGTTAAAGGTATTCTGAAGACCAGCAGATACAGTAGAAATTCCAGCATTACGACCAGTAATCTGGAAAGTAGTTCCTGGGCTAGCAATGTATGATTTTGTATCAAGAAGTAAATCGGCATTAAACGTTGTAATACCTGAAACAGCATAAACTGATTTTACATCATCTAATGAGTAATCTTTTACATACTTAATCAGTCTACCATTCTCTATACCATCAATGATAACAGACTCATTCTCAAGGAAAGTACCATCTACTCCATAAAGAGTTAATGTAGTAGTACCGGCCCCTACAGAGGTCTTAACAAATCCTGTTGCATTGCTTCTTTGGCCTTTAATAAAGGTAGACTCAGAAACGGTTGTGCTAAAGGAAGTGTTTAAACCAATATTTGTATAAGTTTCAATATCAAACAGGCGAAGATTTACTCTACTTGTGTCATCAACAAAATCGCTTTCAGGGATAAAGTCATAGACCCTTGCTAGACCAATTGTAGTACCAACTGAAACGTGATCAGTAGCTCCTATTCTTGAGTCCATCAGACTGACAACAGCAGTTGTCCCTAGTCCGATAACAGGAGATCCATAAACACGGTTGATCTTGAAAAGAGTACCTGCGTTATAGCTAACTACTTGATTAGAAACCGTTTTGGTAGTTCTAGTTTTTGGTACGTCAATTAGTCTTGCAGAAATGGTCTCAACATCATAGCCATTCACATAAGCCTTACCGGGACCAATTTGATACACCATCTGATCTTCAGAAGGGGTGTTTCCGTTTACGGTAGTCTGATTACTAAAGTAGATACCATTGTTTAATACTCTATCATTCAGACTATCTCTTACAAACAGAGAGAAGGGCTTGACGAAATAGTTACCATCACTATCAAAAGTTCTTTTTGCTAACTCGTCCCTGATAATGTTGTATTGTGGGGTCTTCTCAAAGAATTGGGGAGATCCGTTTTCAAGCCTTAGGATTTCAACAAAACTGTCGGTAGCTAGGTCATCAAGTGGCTTTTTAGTTAGAATAAGATCAATCTTTAGACGATCTGCACCAGGGGCAGTATAATTAGAAAATTCTTGAGCATTATCGTAAAGACTAGCATCTTCATCTGCAGTTACAATAGTCTCAATAACATCAAACCCGACCTTATATGACGGGTTGACTCCATATTGATCTAATAGGATTGTCTGAGGGAAAACCTTAACAAAGTAGCCTCTGACAAAATAAACACCTTCGGCAATTGAAACTGAGGACGCCTTACCTACAGCATTAGTTCCAATAGTGTTAACTACCCCTTGACCCGCCTGTAGAGTAAGATTGGCATAGGTTAGGGGAGTTTCAAGAATGAGAGTTTCTCCATCAGAGAAAATCTTAGTGTCAAAGTCAGCGCCACCACTTTCAAGAAACTTTACGTAAATGGTATAATTGTTTCTTTCGGACTCAATATCGGTAATAACAGAGAAAATTTCTGCAGTAACCCCACTATTGGATCCTCTTACTTTCTTGCCTACAAGCTGATTTAAGTACAGTGAAACAGGAACTCCGTTAAAGCTGGATTCTATTTCTACAGAATAAATCGGATTATCATATCTTAATTGACCAGGGATTACAAGGCTACCTTCCTTGAAAACATGTCTACCAAATTGCTCTACCTGATTCTGAAGAATTGATTGTAGAGTGGTTAGCTCTCTTGCCTGTACAGGTCTGCTGGGATTAAACAGTACCTTATAATACCCCTTATCAGCGTCAAAATCATCATTATAAGGCGTAGTATTAAGATTGATTTCCTGGGGCATGATTTATTAAAACTGTAAAATTACCTTAATGTCTTCCCGTTGGTTTTGAGACCTAGTGATTGAAGGTCTATTGTCAACATGAATTATACTTCCAGAGTATTTCTTTACTTCTGGAGTTGAAACTCCATTGTTAAATTGCTGTCCAAGGTAGTATGTTCTGTTATTTATTGAGGTAGTTATACCCGTAAAAGTAGAATCTATACTTAGTGAAGAACTTTCACCAACAATAGTTAAACTACCACCAGAAACTGGAGAGGAAGTAAACTCAACTTGATCAAATCCATAAGGGGGATTGGCTACCTTTTCTCCACTTGTATTAAAACCAGCAGTAGTGCGATCTTGCCAATACTTGAGAACACCAGTTTGAGTGTTATAAGATACAACCCGACCAACGGCAGTAGCTCCAGTGCCCACAGTTTGAGTAATAAAGCTGTTTGCGGCAAAAGTTGCTGTATCAAAATTAGGTCCAGTAAGCTTTAGAGCAGATAGAGCGCTTACTTTATCAGTAGTTAATACTTCTGTTGAATTATAGGCAAGCGGATTGCAAACAACACCTACTCTAGCGATCTTATTTCCTACAATAAAGTCGGGATTCTGCGTATCGTTCTCAATTCGTGAGTACATGAGAACATTTTGAGCACCTAATTCACGGTAAATATCGGCGCCATGACCACCTTGAGGTGGGATAATAACATCAAATACGGGATTTGTAGTTCCTGCTGGGACGTTACCAGAAGCTAGGTCTACAGTACCAAAGGTATAGTTAGAACCACCTTTGGAAACGGTAATACTTTCTACTTTAGACTCGCTATTTACAATAATCGTGGCCTCAGCCCCAGTGCCATCACCTTTAATGGGCACATTACGATATTCTCTGTTGGCAGTACCTACACCTACTCCCCGATCTTTTATAGTGATTACCTTAATTTGACCACCATCCCGAGCATTATTTCTAATCGGGGCATAGGTTGTATCGGTCTTCCAGTTCTTTGGTACTGAAATAAAGTTGATACCATCAAATTTTACAACTTCTGAAGGCTTAATGGTGTAGAGATACTTCCAAATATACCCATCTCCACTATTACCTGCAGCCCTTGGCTCTAGATCTGTAAAAAGAGGCTCATCAAGAGAGGGTCTACCTTGAGGGTTTTCTGGATCTGTGCCATTTTGTAGGCAAATATAAACCCTAAAATCACTATTAACTACGTAATAGTTTGAAGAATAGAGAGAAGTGGCTTGAGATGGTTGGGCAAGATTATCTCTATTGATATCATGCCTATACATATCATACTTAATACCAGATTCCCAAGTAATCTTTCTAACTACTTGAGATACATCTTCTGGGTTAATCTTTTTAAGTGCAACAATGGTGTCCCAATAGTTGTTTTCTTCATCAAAACAATCTTTTGGTGCAAATGGGAAGGTATCCCAACTGGATGATAGATCATCTGAGTTGGTTAGACCAACAAAAGAATAAAAAACGTCAGTAGATGATGTAATTCCAGATACAAATCTACCTGCATTCAATATCCTAATTTGATCCGTTATGATTGCCGCCATTTGTATAGTTTTTAGCTATTTAGATTAGATTTTTTAGTTATAAAATTGATGTAAGGCCGCCAGGAATCCCACCAACAAATCCAGTAATTCTACCCCAACTAAAGTCACCGTAGTAATTAGTGACAATTCCAGTAAAGGAATTATTGGATACTCTCACTACAACCCTCTTAATAAAGGTTACACCCACGCCGGCAATAGTGCTTGAGGCAGTAGATACCTGAGCAACCTGATAAACGTTATCAAGATATGTACTACCAATACCAATTACGTTGTTATTGATATCATAGGTCGTAGGTGAATTACCAACGTTTGAATTATCAATAACAAAGTAATAGCCAGTTTGGATACCACTCATGGTGATGGCAGTACCCACAATAGCAGGATTTCTTAAATACGAATTCCTTGGAATATAAAGATCAAGAGCAAGACCAATAGTAGCAATACCGATAATGGAGGTAGATGCAATTCCAGTAATAACCCCAAAATCCCCTTGATAAATCACATTATCTAAAGTAAATGACTTAACATCTGGAGTTTCAATGAGAACCTGAGGTGGATTGGTGGTAGTGTAGAAACTTCCGGGACTGGTTACGGTAATTGTAGTTACAATACCAGAACTAATGGAAGCAGTTGCCCTAGCAGCTAAGGTTGAGCCAAACCCAATAGGATAGGAAATTGACACGGATGGGGCTGTGGTGTACCCAGAACCACCGTCATTGATGATAATAGAGGCAACAGTTCCTGCAACAGAAACGGATGCTGTTGCTGCTGCTCCTACCCAAGTGCTGCCTGAGACGAGAGAAATGGTGTTATCAGCATCTAATTCTGAACTCAAGTATGGGCGAGCATTATCAACAAAAATCTCAGTAGAAGAAGAATCTAGATCATTCAGAAGTCTTAGACTTGGGGCAAAGCTATAGTCATAGATTTCTCTATCCTTAGTTACAGCTTCACCATCAATGAACATGTCATTTCTTTGATAGCAAATAGTAACGGGCCTTAAAAGATCAACGTCTTCGGAGATACCATTTCCGTTGTAAAGGTTGGTTTCAACAATGTCGGTTGATAGAATCTCAGTGATTAGTCTAGTTGACTGCTGTAGGGCATCAGTCTCATCATTAATAGTAACTCTATCACCATCTTTGACTAGGGCAAGGATATCAGTGAAACGAGTATCAACATCAGTAGTGCCGCGATAGAAGAAGATCTTAGAAGTATCTCCAGCTTTTGGTGGCTCAGTGAAACGAATTGTACTACCACCATTGAATATAAAGCCCTGACCTGGGACCTGAAGTACATCGTTAATAGTAATGATCAGAGTTGACTGGACATCAATACTTGAACCAGACTTAGCTCTAATGGTTAGACGCTCACCATCAATAGAAATTGGGAATAAAGTCCTAATTCCATCAAATAGCTCATCAACTGGATCAATTACTTGAATGTCTCCAACTACCCATGCAGAGAACTCATCTTCATAAGTTTTAGCTACAGTGAGTTGGAATTCATTGAAAGATAGTGAGCTATTAAGTGGGATACCGTAGAGGCCGCCTGTAGCAACAGTAAGAATGTCATTTTGATTATATGCATAACCATAGTTTGTTAGCTCAAAATTAATGACACTTGATCCCTGACCAACTACTACGTTTACACTTGCCCCAGTTCCAATGCCCACTGGTGAAGATGCACTATAAAGTAAAGGAAGATCTGAATAAGATAATGGGGCATCAAAAACAACAACTGGGGGATTTGTAGTGGTGTATGCGACTCCAGGGTTTGTGATATTAACAGAATTGATCCTGCCTGCCTGAACTGTAGCAATACCAATATGGGTTACAGTAGCAATACCCACTGAGCTAAGTGCAACACCAACATTGATAAAGCCAACTGGTGAGTTGTTGATAGTTACTGTAACTGGGGAATTATTTGGGATTGAAACTGTAGTTGTTCCAATACCAGTAATAGTAACAGAGTTAGTGGTTATTCCATTAATAGTTCCATTCAAATAGGTTCCAATAGAAACTGTGCAATTAGAGCCAGTATTGCCTAGAATTAGCTTCCTGAACACACTATTCTGGTTTGACAGGAAAATGGTTGTAGAACCTACACCAACTGTAGCGGCAGTTGAAGTTTGAACTTGATATTCCGGTTGAGCCCTGTATCCACTACCTGTATTGCCTATTGCAATTGAATTAATTGTTCCAGCAATTGATACAATTGCAGTACCACCAGCGGACACCAGAGGTTGATAACCATAGCCCTGAGTAGATCCAATGCTAACGATGATGCCGCCCCTAGGAAGAGTACCGGAATTAACATCATAGTCACCCGCAGGCTGATCTCCCTTGAATCGGATTGAACTGATACTACCGGACTCAAAGATTTGATAATTTCCCTCAATGGGGATTAGAGAGTCTCTTTGTGGTTGCTGTAGAATCTGATTAACTAGGACAATTGCATTGTTAGATGCAATACCGACTAGATCATTTTGTTCTTGCTGCAGAGTAAAGACAGAAGTTATCCCAGTAAACCGTGGTGACAGGTTATCTAGAACATAGTTACTATAGTAGGTGTCTAATGAACTGTTTTCCTGTCCAGATCTAATGAAAACTCTTCCACTAAATGTAGCTGAAGTTTGGATACCAGTATAATCCTGATCAAATAGTGAATCTGGATTCTCTTGTGGTGTTAATCCATAGGGGGCTTCAATAAAGCTGATAGTGTTGTTGATGATGTTATAATCACCTTCTACCTTTTTGACAAGGCTTCCTGTAGTATGGGTATCCAGTTCTGTACCAAACCATGGTCTTTGTACTAATAGTCTACCAGTGCTACCAAATCCAACAATACTGATTCGCATGATCTCATCATCAATTTGAATGAGATCAGCACCAAAGAACTGAGTGGTATCAGCAACGTCAATAGCGTCATCAAACAATGTTATTGGGCTAGTAGTTAGAGTAGTAACTGCAAGAGAAACTACTGGTGCTTGAATAATATTATCAATAGAAATTAAAACTTTAGAGTTCTGCTGGGTTGCCGTTAAACTATGTTGGGTACCAACACCAATAGAAACTAAATCTAGAGTTCTAGGAATAGTAGCAAGTGCATCGGAAGCTGATGCTGCTACTTTTACTTCAAGCTCATTTTGCTTTACAATATACAAGGTAGATGGTAAGAGGTTAGTTAAACCAATTCCAATAACAGTTGTAGTACCAATGCCAATTGGAGAACCTAGAATACTAGCATCATAGAGCACCTTTTCTCCAGTAACAAAGAAGTGCTCTGGGATTCTAATTACGTTATTAACAAGGTCTATATCAGATTGTGGATTGAATACTTTCTGGAATATTGGTCTTCCATCTGCCAGTAAATCAAAGTCCTTACGGATTGCATTAGCTGTGCCATAATAGAATCCATAACTTTCCTGAATAGATCCATTAACCAAATCAAGAGTTAGATCTAGTTTAGCTGGGTCATAATTACCAATAGCATGTTGGTAAACTTTTACATTAGTTTGAATACTAGGATCAGGAGTGAATTCCACATTAACACTAGTTGAGGTAGTATTAACACCAATAGTCCCGAACCTTGCAGCACTTTCAATAATACCATATTCAACATACGCGGCGGTTGAAACGCCACTACAAACAACCAATTCGGAGAACTGAATTCTATTGTTGGTGAGATCTTCCACACCAATTACATAATAAGCACCACCATAAGTATTAATATCATAATTTGCAATAGTAGTAATTCCTGGGGATCCAGAAGCTGGTATTACTTTTGAGAAGGTTTCAATCTTAGAATTACTGAATTGAGTAGATCCTACACCAACAACTGAAGTATTCGCTAAGCCAATCAAGATGGAACTTACCTTATAAGTTGTAGCAAGTCCAGCATTTGGTTTTAATAGAACATTGATTGTTGAACCAGTCGCCTCTGCTGTGTAGGTGCCAATACCGGAAGAAGAGTATACAGATATGGTACCTGTAGACATTTGACCATAATCAATAAAGGTAATATTTGTACCATCGTTTACATAGTTAAACTCATTATACTCAAAATAAGTATTTTCAAAGTTAGAGACTTGAATAACAACTTTACCCTTATTATAAAGAGAATTAATACCAACAATAGGATAGGCAGTTGAAACTCCAACCGGAATCTCTCTATAATCGGTCTCTACAATAAACCCAGTACCAACGTTTGTAGTTCCAATTCCTGTTACTACGTCATTAAGAGAATAGTAAACATAGTTCACATTATAATCATTAACCTCAGTTTTTATTGGGAAGAATTCTAATTCTCCCTCATCTCCAGTAATAGAGAAATCAAAGGTACCGAGTTCAGAATAGGTACCGACGCTAGCATATTGATTAACATAACCAAAGGTTCCATTATGTAATAAATCAACTATCAGTGCTTGTCTTTCTTCTGTAAATCTACGATCCTGAACCAGGGTAATGTACTTCTTGGATCTGAAGCTAGTCAGCCTATCAACCTCTACGGTACTGAATACCTCATTTCTAGGAACATTATTAAAGTCAACGCTGATATCATCTATAGTAAGAACTCTATTGCCAATAGATTCAATGTAGTTTTGTAAGACTCTAGAATTAAAGTCTACTTCATTAGAATAAAGACCACCGGAGATAGTAATATTGTTCTCACGAACTAGATCAAAATCGTAGAAACAGTTAGTGCTAACAACACTTGAAATGTCATTAATAGCGGAGAATGATCCATTATCCTGAGAAGTGACAATGCCAGTAAATGAATCAGATTTGGAAATTACTTGAAGATCGCCAAATCTCTTAAAGCCGGCAGTATGATTCAGGTTGGCAACGGTTTCATCCCAGTTGCTAATATCAACTTCAGATTTTAAGGAATAGGAGAAGTATTGATAATAATCATTATCCGCAAGTCTTTGCAGGCTATTGCTCAGGAAGCCAGTTTCAGTGATCCAGCCTTTAGTAACGATTGAAGTTGGATTGATATTATAAGATGAATTGTACTTTATTACACTGTTAATAACACCTTGAGCGGATGAAGATTGTCCCTTGATGATCGTGTCAACGGTGAATTCATCCGTCCCTGATACCTTAAGTCGCTCATTTACCTTATCCCAACTTTCAACAATACCAACAGAATCACCAGATGTTACTACCTCTCCAGTAAAGAATTCATTTTTCTTTAGACTAACATCAAAGATCGGGAATTGTTTTTCCGGGATGATTCTACCATAAGAATTAATGGGATCAAATGTTCCTGGGATCTCAGTAGAATCTATAGTTGTTCCTAAATTATATGCGACAGTTACCGCAATACCAGAGATATTGCTATCAATAGCGGTTAGATCAAATAGTTTATAGTTAAATTCTTTTGAATTATATCCAGTTACGCCGGAAGTCTGCGCAACTGAAACATTTTCAATAAGAACCTTGTCGCCCACACTGAATGGGAAATTATCTGGGTCACTAAATGATGCGCCTAGAGTAACAATAACGTCTTTGTTGACAACGTTAAATTCAATATCCCGAATAGAAATACCATTAGTGTTGTTGACTGGAACAATACGAGGTACGACATTATAGAAACCATTAGAGTTCTTTAGAACCGTAACTTCATTATCACCTAATTCATAACTAAGTTCAACATCAGTTACAATTTGATCAGTAAAGGAGTCAATAACAATGAGATCAGGCGCCGTGGTGTAGTTGCGACCTACTGATGAAATGCCGATTCTATCAAAAGCTGAAAGTGGCTCAATCTTAAGATTAGAGGGGAAATCAACATATGGGCGAACTGTTAGATCCGCACTGTAATTAAATCCAATATCCTCAATATCTACTTTAATAACTGATCCAACGTTTTCGCTTGCAGCGAATAGGATAGCACCAGATCCGGTAGTAGAAGATACAGAAACAATAGGAAGATTGTCGTAAGCTACACCCGGAGACACTACCTTAATAGAGGAAATACCTCCGGTCGCATTAGGTGAAGTTGTAGTATATTTTATAGTTGAATTGCTTGAGGTATATGAATTTCTTTCTGGTGGCTCTTCAATAAAATAAGTAAAACCTAGAGGATTCTTTTGTCTGACTGGATACTTGCCACTGTACTTGCTATTTTTAATAGTGATCTTATTATTGTTGACGACTAAATCATCTACAATAATTTCATTCTTAATTGCCTCATTAATAGCAAGATCGGTAGGCATTAAGTTGTAGTACAGTACATTGGGTACATTTCCATTGATAGTTAATGTAACCTTCGCATCACCATCAATACCAATCACACCAGTTTTCTGAACCTCAAAAGTCTGAGAGTTCTCAGTTGATTGGAATTTATCACTTAAATCCGAATCAACATAGAAAACAAAATCAAATGCGGAGTAGCTTACTGCATTTTGAACGAAAGACAATGAAGGATCAGAAAGATCAAACTCAATGATAGAATCCTTGAAAATGGTAATTGGAGGATTGACTGGAAGAATAGTACCAAAGGAAGCTGTAGTAATATTGACAACTTCTATATTACTGTCACCTTCTTCGTAAGGAATATTAGTGAACTTAATGGTATTTGAATCAATAAATTGGACATAATAAATCTTTTGATCCACTAATCCACCACAAGGAGAAGAAGAGGTGTGGATGATTTTTTGTCCTTGTGTTAAGTTGTGATTAGTGAGACCGATGGTATTGTTTACAATACTTACAGATCCCGCAGTAAATTCAATGGGATTGGCGACTAGTCTTCTGTTGTAATCATTGTACTGAATTTTTACTGAGGTGGTAATTCCAGACTTACAATCAACATCAACAATATCATTTGCCCTTAGTTCAGGGTCTGATTCCGTGACAACGGTTACAATATTTTTCCCTACTTTTGCTGAGATATTTCCGGTGTAATTGGTCTTAAAGCTGTGCTTAACTCCAGTGCCAATACCAGTAAAATACAGAAGCCCGATATTGCTATTTGCCAGGCCAACAAAGTTTCCTTGTGAGTTAATACCAACCTTTTCAAGAGCAATACCGATTAATTCGTTAGAAATCTTGGCGGCATAAACATTAGTTCCGTTATTGAGGTTATTACTAGCTACGCCATTAGTAGAGATAGAAAGTACAGTTCCTCCGTTAGATGTGTAGGTTAAAATATCTCCAGTGTTAATGTCATGGCCTGGGATGTAAATTGTCCTTGTCGGAATGGCGATGGAGCTAATACCAACACCAGGATTTGCAAAGAACAAAGTATGTGCAATGCCAATACCTGAAGTTGTACCAACCCCAACGGATTCCTTTGGCTCAAAGTAGTATTCTCTATTGGCCTTATATGTGTAATTTGTAAGAATACCAACATTCAATGTTAGCTTATTAGCTCTTTCAAATAGATTAAGTCCTGCTGGGTGAGTGGATACGCCTGTTGTTCCGTTTATATTTCTCTCTACTTGAATGCGGGAGGAAGTGGTATCTACCTTTAAGATCTTTACTTGCTCACTACCAACATAGTAAATATCATTCTCCTTCAATCTTGGGAATGACAAATTGCCTACTACATTAAAATACGTGACAATACCAGTAACAGAAGAGGGGCTTACATCACTAGTGAGAATAAGGTTATTAGTTGAAACTCCAATACTTTGAACTTGCTTGTATTCATAATTGGTAGTTACAGTGACAAGATCATTATTTGCAAAATTATGAGGTAGGGATGCAATACCGATAAATGAGTTGTTATAGGGTAATACCTCTACGTTTTCAATAGAGCTAGTTGCAACACTAATTGAGGTTACAGGTTTACCACTAATTTCTGAAATAACAGCCCGAGCATTCCGCCCAGAAGTGTTGCTGCTATCAATGGTAATCTTGTCTGTAACTGAATACCCAGATCCACCAGAAACAATATCAATATTTTGAATATTTCCTTTGTTTATAGTTCTTACTTTAGAAATCTGAGACTTTACCTTGTTTGGATTAAACAAGAACTTATAATCAGAATTTTCTTCAAATAGGTTATAATACCTTGTATTTCTGAGCCAATTTGTGTCATTAAGGTCCAAATCTCTTTGATTTGATGCGATATCAAAGTTGAAATCTATAGGAGTATTTTTAAAGGACTCTCCAATAACATAAGGGAATACTGGCTTACGATACCCATTAAATGGACCAGCATCTTCAATGGAGTCAATTTCTACTGTTGCAAAATAAGCATAAGTTCCATTTGGGAATTCTGGAGTAATACAGAATCTACCATTATTTTCATCTAGGTCACCAGAATTTGTAAAGGCATAATCCTCAACAAAGAATCCAACTGGATACAGGCTAGGTGAAGGTCTGTTCTCTGCAGCAATTAGCTCATAGCCAGATCTTAGAGCTGTAATAGCACCACCTTCTGGGGATAGATATGCATAAGGTCCATAGATTGGGTTACCGTCATAGGCCCAACCTAGGATTGGGGAGTGATACTTTTGAGTATTATAATCGTTTTGAATATCAGTGTTAAAGAAAATCTTACCATCAAAGATCTTCTTAGCAAGAGTTATTTCCCTCAGTTTTCTTGGGGCATAGGCATGAGCATACTGAAGAGATCCGTTGTCTTTTACGCTGTCTGAGATAATACCATCATCTTCGGTAATAAGACCAGAATTAATATAACGACTGACAACATCAATCCGCCATTGCTTCACGTTAGCAAAGAATTGAACACCAGAACCGCGAGCTACAACTTCAATAAAGGTTTTACCAGCAGTATAACCAGACCCAGTTGAATTAACTTGAACAGATTCAAGGATGCCGGAATTAATGATTGGGGTGAAAGTCGCCCCGCTACCGTCACCTTCAAGGATTAGCTCAGGTGGGCTAGTATAGTTGCTGCCTGAGTTAAGAACAATAACGTCAACTATTCTACCATTTGAGATAATTGGCTTAACTTGAGCGGTTGACCCAGTATCTACTAAGAACTGTGGTTGTCTATTGTAGTTAATAATACCCTCACTACCATAGTCAGACCCCTGATTATGAACAAATACGGAATAAATCTCACCAGTAAAAATAGGCTGTACTTGAGCTACCGCATCCGTAGAAGAATAGCTTGATACACCAACATTACCAATAACAGAGACCACTATTGGCTTATGATTAAAAATGTGGTCCCCGCTGCCGGAATCACTCAGATCAACAAAAATGTTATTAACATAATTTGAATCCTGATTACCAACACTTGAGAAACCAGCAAGTCTTATGTTGTTATCATCAACTACTTTTACATAATACTCTTGGGTAGTGCTGATACCTGTTGGTGGCGTTCCTGTTGTTGAATAGGTTATAATTTCCTTATCTGAGAACAAATGATCAGGAATATTAAATGTATTAGATGCAGTATTGATTCCTGCTGAACTTATTACACATTTACGGTTCTTATAGTCAGATCCTGAATTCTTTATTGAAATAGACTGAATTTTATTCTTTTTATTTTTTGCTCTTAGAATATGGTTCCCGTTACCGAGTGAAGTTAGATCAATTGGATTGGTTTGATTTACTGCATCATTTAGTGTAGGATAAACTTTTACGCTATTTGCTGAGAGTACATCAATAAAGTATGAGTTACCAGAAACCAAACCACCAACAGAGGTCTGACTTTCGGAATAATAAAATACTTCCTCATATTCCCTGAACTTATGATCTTCAATAGTGGTGATGACATTGGTTGCAGTATTAACACCAGAGCTGGCAGAGAACTGAACGTTATGAACGAAACTAACCAAATTAGCTTCTGCGGTAGCGTCCTTACCATTACCACCACTGATTACAACTTTTGGTCTATCAATATAATCAAATCCAGGGTCAACAACTTGAATTTCAGTTAAATTACCCTTGACTGCAGGATAAACGGTAGCTCCAAAACCAACCTCATCAGAAACAGTGATATTAGGAGGGGAAACTACATCATACCCCTTACCTCCAGCAGTTACCGATACTGATTCAATGCCACCAAAATAAATGAGATCTCTGGACTTATAGTTTAAAAGCTCAACACCATTGTTGAAAATGCCAATATAACCAGGCTCAGTCTTCTTCCCTTCAATGTTCTTTGAAACACTGGCAGGAATCTTGCGAATAATGTCCTGAGTAGAAAGAGACTTGTTTACAAAGAAATCACCAGTTGCAGAACTAAAGGTCAACAGTCCATTCAACTGCCCACTGAATTCAATGAATCTATTATTGTAGATATCGTTTCTACTGCGAGCAATTTTTATCTGGTTAGCAGAAACTCTCTGTACAAAGTAGATTCCACTTTCCAACTCGCTGGATTCTAGGAATGAGTTGTAAGTTACGGAATCTCCGGTGTAAAAATAATGAGTACCAACAGATAAAGTATCTCCAGTAAAGAACCCATCAATTAGAATAGTTCCATCTTTGGTATCCAGTTGCTCTTGATTATAAGTTGGAATAGATGCGGCAGCAATATAAACTGCAGAATCGTCTGGATCAAAATAAGTATTGTGTACGTTGGTATTATAAACGTTAACAAAAGGATAATTTCTAAAATTAGCTTTAGAGATATTCTTTCGGATCTTATAAGTCAAATTTAGATCCAGTTCTCCCTGTCCCCCGATGATGAAACTAGTCTTATCATCAAATGAAATAACGGAGCCTTGTTCAATCAGAACCTGACTATTAATTTCCCCAGTGTTAGAGATGATGGTTGCCCTATCACCCAAGTTGAAAGAAGGAACATCAAAAACCTCTACCTTATAAGAGAAGTTGGAAGCGTCAACTAAAGTGATATCCTTTACATCATAAACGATTGAAAAATTATAGAGCCAGTTTTCCAGTCTTACTTCATCAATGGAAGAATAACCAAGATTGCTGATATTTACAGTTTCTCCCTTGGAATAATACTTGGTTTTAGGAATTACTAGATCTGAAATTACTCCAGTAATTCTAACTTTTACAATGGAGGACCCAAAATAACCATAAGCAAATACATTAAGGCTAATTTCATTTTCTGCTGGGATTTGTACGGTTACTCCAGTACAACCATAAAATTGATTAACACTCTTTGAATCATAGGTTACAGTAAATGAATTTCCATCTTCTAGCACTACAGAGAGTTCACCACTATTAGGGAATCCGACTGTAGAATCAACATCAATTACTGAGCTATTGACTGGAACATCATTAACGATTTTAGTTTTTGGGTGAATATTAAATTCACCAAATACACTGCCTGATACTGTAATGTCCTTATTGTAATCATAGTCAAGACTGATGACATAATAAGTTTTATTGTCCCGGATTATCTTTTCAACTTTAGTTATAGAACCACTTGAGTTATTAAGGAAATCAGATTGATCCTGATACAGGGTTGCATTAATGAGAGTCTCTGGATCGCCCTCAATGGCCTCCACAATGAGATCCTTAGTAATACGATACTGTGCTGCAGATGGCTCAATAAGAAAATCTTTTGGTTTGATAACCTCTACTTTCTTACCGAAAAGAGCCCCAAATAGAATTTTGAATGAGCTATCGGTGCCTTTTGTTCTATAAAAATCTCCAGATTGCTTAACAAATAAAGATTCATTTAATCCGGTAAAGAAATCTTTTTCCTCAAATCCTGGGGTAATGAGGGTCTTTAGCTTCTTAAAGAATTCCTTTAGGAGGTTAGCATTAAGGTTTTCAACTACATCATCAACAGAATGCTCAGCAACAGCGGTCTCTTCAAATACTAATTCTTCAGGATTATCCTGTGATCTATAAGATGTAATGCCACTGAAGCCTCTGTAGCAGTTAATAAATTGAGATTCAGTCTTCTTTTCATAAGAGATAATCTCATCGTTGATTTTAATCAGACCCCATCTATCAGGGAATCCTACAGTAGAGACAACGTTGATTACGTCATCAGAATAAGTAACTTCTTCAGTTAATAAAGTGCTATCGTTGTATCTTGTAAGATGATCAACATCAACATATTTGTCAATATTCTGTAGAATATCAAGAACTCCACCTTCAGAGTCAAGAGAACGGTAATACTGTCGCAGAAATTCTACTGCAAGAGGGTAATCCTCTTTTACATACTCAGGTACGAGGTTCTGGACAATAGAACTAATCTTGACCCTATTATTGCTCATGCTCTGATTAATTTACCGTTATTGTAGCTTGATGTTTGGACAAAATTACTTCCAGATGTATTACTGCCAGAAGAAATGAAGTCAGATACTGTATTTAACACGCTATTATTAACGTCTAATTGTAAATAAAGATCCTGAAGTCCGATAACGTCATTAGAAGCTGGAGCACCAGAAATCTCAACAATACTTTCGGCACCATCAACTTTTACAGTAGACGTGAAGTTTACGGGGAATAGCTTAATCTCTCCCTTTTCGTAATCAATAGTACCTGCTTTTTGCTTTACGATTTTATATTCATCGCTTGCTGTTAGCTTGAAGAATACGATGTTTCCGGTTCTTCCATCAGGGTTTGGAATATCGGAAAGATAAAGAGTATCAAGAATACCCGCAACGGTAAAACCTGAAGACCTAATATTGAATCCTGTATTACAATTAATGTAGAACTGGTTGCCAAAACAGATCTCATAGGATGCAAACTGATTGAGACTTGCTCTCAGGTCTCTTCTGATATAGATCTTAGTAATGTTGGAGGTAACAGAAACATCACTATCATCAATTAGCTTAAGGAACTTACTATACTTAAACCTTGCACCGTAGCGGTTTAAGTCATTGGATTTTGAGTATCTGGTTAGGTTAGTTAAAATAATTGTACTCAAATCATTAGGACTCAAGGTGCTATTGGAATTATAATAAACAACGGAATCATACTCCACATAGATGTACTTAAGATCAATAATCTCGGGAACAATACCAGCGACACTATATTTTCTTAATTCTCTTTTAATGTTGTCTTTAATAGAGTTGGGAACAAATCTACCGTTCTGGGGTTTGATTGAAATGTAAACTCTTCCAAATCTAGGAGGATCCATCTCTTCACCACCAAAGGCGGAAATGGATTCCACTTCAGGGTAGATTCTTGGAACAATAGTTTCGTAATCTCTTGGGGTTACTGCTCTATTCTGGGTAGAGTAGAACCTTGGAGCATACTTTCTTATGGTATTAACATCTTCAATATCTTGACCATTGCTTGATTGTTGAACAGTAGTAATAGAAGAAATGTCGGATGTGACTATTCTACCGTTGTTATCAAACAGTCTGCCAGCAAAAGAGAATTCAAAAATACCGTTGGCAGCAGGGCCATTCGTAATGATGTAAGATGCCTCAATGAAGTTTAGGTTGTCTAACTTCTTACCGAATACACCATCACCAAAGATTAATTCATATCTCTGATCTTCTACTTCCTGAATAAAGAAAACCTTAGAACTACCATCAATGTCAAATAGATCCTCAACCATCATGTACTTTTGTGCTGAGTTGTCAGCCTCAGTACCCTTTACGGTAACTGTTAATAGTGAAGTGTCAATCTTTGGGTTACTAAGAATAATCCTTTGGTTTGGGTTATTAGAGTCAATAGTGTAGGATTCAGTTATGAATGTGCCTTCATATACATCTACATCATCAAAAGAAGCGATTCCGTTAACTACAGGTACTGTAATGTCCGCAGGAATACAGAAGGTAAAATTGAGCCCACCAAATGATACCTTAGTACCAGCAACCAGTCCTTTTTTAAGTGTTAACGTCAGTGGTCTGATTGATAGGCTATTCAGATCAACAAAGAATGAAATTTTCGCCCGTGGGGCAGTTATACTTCTGGGTACATAACCAACTAATCTTGCAAGGGAAGCTACATTCTCTCTTAGGGTCGCAGAGTCAATGAATACTTCATTAGAGATTACATTGGCATTATAAGATGAAATATAGGTATTATAGGCAAGAATGTTCACAATGGTAGCAAGATTGCTACCTTCAAAGTCATAATCAGTGAAGTTTGAATTTGACCTAATATAATCCCTAATGGACGTTCTTAGTTCGTCAAAGTTAAGATTAGTAAACTTAGTTAGGGACATTTACCTAGTGGGCTTTAGAGCGAATGATAGTTGTTGGGCTGGCACATCAATGCCTACGATGAAATAGGATATTCTCACATTATACTCATTATTATCAAAGTTGGGTTCTACATCAACTGCAATTAGATCAACCCGTGGCTCATAGTTTTTAATAGTTCTGGTTACTTCATCTTTTAATAGGTCTGAAGTAGCAGCATCCATATTATCAAAAAGTAGCCGAGATACACGGCTACCAACAATAGGATTGTAGAAAACCTCACCCTGAAGTGTCATAACCAGATTCCTTACGGACCTGGCAATGGATGTTTCATTTTTTAAAGTGATCAGGTCATTTGTTAAAGGGTTGACCTTAAAGGTCATACTAATGTCCTGAAAACCTTGGCTAAGGCGCTCTACTGGCATTTTATTCAGCCAATCAGAAGATCTTCATCTTCTTTCTTCTTATCTTCTACCTCATCAAGCTCAAATAGCTCAAGGTCGGTATCTTCACTAATGGCAGTGGCCTTGTCTCTGGGTACTTCTCGTAGTAATTGTGACATATTTTTATAGTATCTATCTTGTTATTTAGCGGGTATTTTTGCATTAAAAAAGAGCCCATTTTTGGGCTCTAACTTATTATTTACCTTGTCCTCGGGTTTTCTTGCTCCGATGGCTGTTTGATCGGGCTGAGAACTTAGAATTCTTTCCCTGACCTTGAGCACTCTTTTTGGGCTTAGATTGAATCAGAGTGCCACCAGAAATAGTCTTACCAATTTTTGCCATTAAATTTCCTCCATAGTAATTAGATTTGGATCAAGTTTTCCTTCATAGGATTGTTCTGCAAGTTCAAGAAGAACGTCTGCACATTCTTCTTCTGTTAGGTTATTGTAGATTATTCTGTTGTCGTATAAGATGTTTAAGGGCATTTTATCATTGTTTAACTTCTTCCAGTTTAATTACTTTTACCACATCTTTATGCCTTTTTCTTTTATTTTTTGAAACTGCTACTAACTTTGATGCTTGATAGTTATTATCTCTACCAAACTCACTTATGTTAGTTATTATTTCAACATGTCCACTTTCGTAAAAAATTTGATAGGTTGCTGGCGGGGTTCCCCAAATCCCCATCTCTTGTGCTTTTAGAACGTTTTTGCCTCTTGTTATCCATTGTAGGTTTGATGGGTGGTTATTTTGTTTATTACCATCTATATGGTCAACACATTCTAAGTTGTTGGGATTTGGTATAAGTGTTTCTGCTATTAAGCGATGAACACTAAACTTTTTTGATTTTGTTCTTTCCTTTTTTAGGCCAACTATTTTATACCCATTATTAGTTTGTAATGTCAATTCTCTACGCAATCCGGGAATTATTTTTGATGTGTGATCCCTTCCTTTGGTCATACCGAGAGACCAAGAACTATAAATCCTGACCTCCCCGGTTTCGGAAAAAATAAAATAATAACCTGGGCAGTTTTTTATTTCATATTCAGTCATAATTAAAATGATCAAATTATCTGACTCTTTTCGTGTCCAACTCTTACTCTTGGATCAACCGCAACTTGGAAGCCAAGTTCTTTTGCATCTAGACAGAAGCCAACATCTTCACCACAATAATCAGTAATACCGTTATCAAATGCCTGAATCTTAGGTCCCCATACTGGATACTCCATTTTCTCAAAAACACCGTGACGAATAAGGAGCCAACCACCACCAACAAAGCTTGCTGGGAATACTTTGGTGCGACGAGCCATTGTTTCAATGGTTTCGTGCTTCATTGTACCACCGTTACGGATGAACTCTTCACCATCGTCAATCCAATGGGCAACGGGTGTAGTATTCCGATCTTCGGTCACATACCAACCAGAAACGATTGGGTAGCCCTCAAGGTTCATGCGGCGGATCTTTTCCTTACGTACATCAATATCCCATTCATCCATGGATTCTAGCTCTTGAGTAGACAGCTTGCAGAGCGGCCACTCTTCAACAGTTGCGGTATCAGCTAGAGGCTCATCAAAAATAGCAGAATCGCAGAGTTGCCAGAACTGTTGAGGGTTGAATACAATATCATTATCAATCCATAGCTGATAATCGTACTCCAGTTGGCCGCCCCATGGCTTCTGGTGCTTACCGCGAGTTACGTTATAACCAAGAACCTTACATCTTGAGAAGTTCACCATGCTAGAGTAATCCTGAGAGATCTGGATACTCATGCCATTTTGAACCATCTCAAAACAAAGAGACACAAAGCTCTTTAGAAAAGTGTAGGAGCATGATCTACCGGGAAGACAAAATACAATAGTCTTACCACGCATTTTTTGCTTGATTTTATCATAATCAAACTCTACCGCTTGCTTCGGTTTTGGTTCAACAGTCTTTACTTTAAATCCTTTTTTAGCCATAAATTAGAGCACCTATTAAATGATGTTTGTCAGGTGCCGCTATTTAGAGGGTCAGTATAGGGCCTTATCGTAGTAAAGATTCCATTGAAACAGACTTAAATGCATTGAAATATTCCAGGCATGAACGCTAATACCAAATAAATTGCTTCTGCCCAATAACCCAATAGAAACTGAGATGTTTGGTTCCCTCCAGTCAAAATAACAGGAATGGTGTAGCTCAGCAGCAAAAGTTGTAAAGGGTTTAAACTTTAGCAACTTTAGTCTGACTTCTAAACCAAAATCGTCCCAGGTTCTAAAAGAAAATAGTTTCATCGGAAGTGTTGAATAATATAAACAAGTAGAATCCCAATAGGGATACCAAAGATGCGGAAGAACACTCCCGGATAGCGAATGATCCAACCGGCAAAGATAACTTTCCAGAAGGACCAATAGGGCTTATTTCGTTGATAGCGTGTCATCGTTAAAGAAATGTTCTACATCTTCCCATGCAATAGTCTCTACCTTACCAGATTGAACATCTGCTGATAGCTGCTCTAGGTATTCAAGAAATTCTTTATCAAGAACTTCATCTTCATTTAGCGTATCCCAGAAGTAATCTCTGGTGCTCTCAAATGGATCATCGCCACATTCAATAAGGGCATACTGTTTCCAGTTGTCGGTGAACCACACAAGATCTAGCCAACTGATGAATGCTAGCCGGAAGGACTGCCAACCAGTGCCAAGGCAATGATGGATATAATAACGCCACCAAGAAAGTTTGGTGCCATTGATATTGGATCCTTTAACAGGTGTACTGAACATTAGAATAAAGAAAGAACGAACATAAACAGACCGAACAAAATAAAGAATGAAAGTATCAGGAGCATGATTGAGTCTCCAGAATCATCCTGATTGTTTTCAAATCATTTAAGAGTTCTTTATGATGATCATACCGTTCCGATAGGTAATCAATAGCATTAAGTTCGTAGTTTGTTTCTTCCCTGATATCCCAAGAAATGGACTCCATTTCAATTTCACATTCTTTGATGAAGTGATCAATGGTTTCAATCAGATTTTGCATGGTCAATCGGGTAAACTTACAGTATAGGTCTTGACTTTAATCACATGGTTTTTTTGAATAACCTCAAGGGCCTCATCGTAAGTTAGAAATACCCCGCAATTGGGAAAATTTTCCCATAAGCCAAATTTATTGTACCGATAGGGAATGAAATAACTCTTCGGATCGTTCCCGTAACGAATTTCTTCAATGCGATAGTCCATCAGTCTGCCCACACCCTTAAATCAATAATATAATACCAGTCATAATCAGTGCCATTAATAGTAACTGGTTTGCTACCCCATCCTTCTGGATCTCTTGAAAGTAGATCCATAATTTCCTCTATTGTTTCATAACACCCCTTCCAGTCATCTGTACCAGAAGAAGGATAGTATTGTTCGCCTGCAATTAGTAGATAGGGTTTTTTCATTCTTTTATGTATAATTTAAAGTCATTACCAAGGACAACATGGCCTTCATCGTACAGAATCCAGAACGCCCGCGCAATCTCATGTTTGTAATACTTGTGATTAAGTTTCTCTTTTATGTCCCAGATCCCTTTAACGGTTTTATGCTCTTGAAATACTTCAAGTACATCTTGTCTAATCGCTTGCATATCTATCATGATTCAAAACGTGCTTTTAATTTTAGATATAGAGCATAATCATCGGCAGCTTCCTCAGAGATTTTTTCTTTGATTAGATTCCTGATGTAGATTTCATTGTATTTTTGTGAAAGTTCTACGACACAGATCTGATCCTCCAGGTCTATTGTTTCTTTATCATTCTGGCATTCCTCAATTGAAACAAACCCATCATCAAAAGCAAGGATATGTGCAACGGATAGGATGCCATTCTTTAAATCTTCCTCATTCTGATAAATTCCAAGATCATCTGGTGCGGGACTTAAGACACCATGGCGATCAAGTAAGATCACGTACATAAAATCCTTCATTCAGGTCTTTCACATCATAGACTGAATGAAGGATTGGTTCTGGCCTTAGTGGACAGTTATAAAGGTGTCACCTTCTCCTGATCACACCATCTTTCTTTTTGATCATGGCTCTTTTTGCAAATTCCGCATCCATTACGGCATGACCAGTTCTTGTATTATGAACAACCGGATGTTGTTTAGATGTTTTGGGTTGGGCAGTCAGACCTTTAGGAATTGCATCAACCTTCTGTACTTTCTTTGGTGTTACACGGTAACTAACCACACCGGGCTCTTTGCCTCTTTGCTTTGAAGTGAATTGTGAATACTTCTCTGCCTTCTTTCTATCCGGTGTAACATAATGCCCTGGCCCTTCACTACCCTGAGCCGAAGGTCTAGGCCCTGTCTTTCTGATACCAGAAATAGAATCCTTATCAGAACCGTGATGATACACATTGAACTTAAGAATCTTACCAGACCTCTTAAGGGCCTCAGATAGGAATTGGTTATAGGTCTTCATTCGGCACTACCTCTCTTTCTATCAACACCCAATTTTGCAGATGCCGATCTACGGTTTAAACGGAATCTCTTGGATAGATCCCGACCAGTTCTGATGGCTTCTTTACCAGCCCTAGTATTATTTGTCTGCCTCTCGCCCGCAGCCATGGCCCTCATAACAAATTTGGGCACAGGATGTTCTCTCTTACTATTACGCGAAAAAGATCTTCTCTGATCAGTCCCAGGTGACACCCCAGTAACCGATCTATAATCAGCCTCTTTCTTAAGGGCATCGTTGGTTGATTTTTCAAACTTACGATTCACATTTGTATTATCCTGAATTCTAGGCTTGGATTTATCCGCACCCTTTAACCGATCCATTGTTAATTTGTGAACCTTAGGAAAATCTCCTTGATGTGACCTATGACCATGAATCGTCTCACGGGCATCATCATACCCAGTGGCAGTACCACCAGTTGCCCTGGCTAATTTCTTTGCCATTGTAGACTTACCAGACCCCGGCATCCCCACCATTTTAATGTCTAATGGTGCAGAAGTCTTCCCACTCTTTAGACCGGGCTTACTTTCTGTTCCCCTTTTACTTGCTCTTTGTGAAGGTCTTGTGCGAGCTTCAAAGATGAATTCGTTAAAGGTCTTCATCTAAAACCTCCACGGGCATTATCCCTACCTTCTCTTCTTTCCCCACGCTTAGATCTAAATCCACCACTTAGAGTAGATTCCCTTTTCCGTTGATTCTCCTCTGATCCTTGACCATCAGAACCCTTTCCTTTCTTTTTACTAACACTAACGCCCCTTACATACTTCTCTTCCAGAACATCAGTGATCCACCCTTCACTCATACAATCAACAATCTTAAGGGCACTGGTTTCATCATTAACATAACCTTCAGCAAGAAGGTAGTCAAGAAGAATTTCTACTTCCTCTCTTTTCAGACTCACGATTTTATTTTTTGCATTCTTTAATGTATCTCTTTTATCTTTATCACTTTGAATATTTGTCATTCTCCTATCAATAATGTCTATCTTATTGCCTCTTTTTCTTTTTTTAAGATCAGAAGAATTCATTAAACCACTCTCAGGAGTAGAATTCCCCATGGCCTTGTAGCTGGCTTTCATTCTAGGTGTATTGCCAGAAGGAAGGATTCCTTTATTGTAATCAATGTAGCCTTCAACCAATTCAATGAGTTCTTCATCACTCATTTCCATAATCAGAGCTTCTGGATCTTCAATACCCTCATTATAAAGATGATCCAATAAGTTATTGTACTGCTCTTCAGTAATCATTTCCTTTTATTGTACTATAATCTATTTAAGGTTTTAAAGTATTTTCTACCCAAAGAAAATTTTTTAACTCCTATCATAAATGATACTTACGGATGTGATCCTCTAATAGATCAGCAGTTTCTAAGATCTTATCTAGAGTGCATACCTCTAAAATTGAAGGATCCTTTAAAGGAATACCCTTTAGTTCATGATAAGCACGATCCGATAACCTATAGGAGTATGCACCAATATCATAAACCATCTCAATCTTTGCAACTTCTAATTCCGAGTCATTATCAAACCCATATTCAGTGATGTAATGAATGGAATCATGGATGATTATATTCCTAAAGACATAATCAGGATTTAAACAATATCGTCCTACGATTGTAATTGCATTATTGGTATGACAAAGTTCAGGTAGTTCCTGCACAAAAGTCTCAAGGGGTTTCATCATAATTTTTACCTGGCGAAAATTTTTTAAAGGGGTTTTGTTTTATAAAAAGTATCCGATTACTATAATGCTCTATAGGGTCCCTATTTGATGTTTTCTCATATATTTCAAAGGGTCATCTTTTACCGATCATTATCCGATAACATCCGATAATTATACATTATCCGATAATTATCCGATAACATCCGATAACATCCGATCATTATGGATACGCCTTCGGCTACGCTTAAGTATAAACATAAACAACTGTTAAATTATACTGTTACAAACTGTTAAATTACACGAAACACGAAAGAAAGGAGACACTGTAGAACGAATCTACAGTGCCCCCCAATCTACATCAGGCCATAGACTTACCCCCCAGAGCATAACGAATCCAGCCGAGCATTGTGACCTTAAGTGTCACACTATCGGCAAACATTTCGCTGATAGTATCAACGGTCAGGATGACAAATGCACCGATTGACACAATCCAACGCTCTGCGATAGTTGCACGGCAGAGCATAACCGACTCCACCGATTCAGTATAAAGAGCTGCAGGGCCACTCTTTATAGTTTGGGCAGGATGCTCCAGAATAGCAGCGAGCCTAGGTTGCGCCCAACGGTAGAACGATTGCACACCCTCCACTGTATAAAGAACCGTCAGGACAGTAAGTGCCACAATGCGGGGAAGGGATAACGTAGAGAGGTCTCCCCCGCTTGCGATCATTCTAGACGATCTGCGGGGGCTGTGGCGGGATCTGTAACATTCTGTAATGTTACGAAATGTTACAGTGTAAGGTATAAAGAAAGGCCCCCAGAATAGGGAGCCGATTGTTTATACTGTCAGCCGATAATGGGACCGCAAACGTACACCTTAACCGGCACCGGGATCTGTTCAATACAGGCCGCAAATGCGTCCAATTTGTCACTCCAGACGGGCTGGGATTCGGGGACCAAACGATTAAACAGTTCACGCAGGGGATTTGCACTGTAACCTGCGCTCAGATAATCATTCAAACGATCCACCACGGTTTGGTTAACTTTAGCCTCGGATTTGGGGCTGTTTGCGATAGGCTCCAGATAGTAGCTCAGACGCCACTCTAGGATGCCAGAATCCGCAACAGAATCACAATGATAAAGCTCATTCTCGTTAATGAGAACGAAACAATCCGGCGCCCAAAAATAGTCGGCGGACGAGTTGGGATAGAACACTTGAATGGTAAACTGTTCGTCCAGATCATTCTCTTGGCTGTCAGTGCAAATGACACTTGAGGCCAGATAATTCTCGCCCGTTTGGATGTAAGCGAACTGGCAAATGTCGCACTCCGAAAGTTCACCATCCGCCAGCTTGTCTGCCATCCAATCCGGCAGAGTGACGGCATTGGGCAGGCTCTGGCGGATCAGTTCAGCGCTGTTAATGGCGGACTGCTGCAGATCGGCGGCGATGGTGACGAGTTCAGCCATGGGAGCGATTAACCGGGGACCCCATTAGAATCCCACAGATCCGGCCCCGAATCCGCCAGCTTGTGCCAGTTCGGAAACCGGCTGCCGAATGT